CCCCAAACCCCACCCCGGCAAAAGCGGCTATAATACCGCCTGTGCCACGCTGGAGCGTATACACACGCCCGGACACCCTGCACCGATACCAGATACAAGCGCCACGCCGGACGCTGTACAGGTCAACGCAGCCGCCCTATTATAATAAGGTATATAAGGGCGCAACGGTGTGCCCCTGTTATAGATCCATGCCAGACAGTGCAGCACACCGCAGACCATGCAAGCCCGGCGGGGTCGGCTCCTGCCGTGTGTGGATCGCTGGCAAGTGCTGCACCTGCTGAGGGGTCAACGTCTCGATGCTTCCAACGCCCGGCGGGGCAGTCCAGCAGCAGGAGCGCGGCGGGCGGCGCGGAACCACTGGCGGCTTGCGCCGCAGCTCTTTTCGGGCTTTCGCCCGATAGCTAATAGAGGTCAGCAATAGTCGTAGCGTTCCAGCTGGAATAGTCGTAGCCAATAGTCGTAATTTCTCCAATAAAATAGTCGTGGAATAGTCGTAAAGTCGTCAGACGACTAGCTTTTGAAAGTCCTATATATTGTATAGTAACGAGTAGCTCGCTGATAGTCGCAGAGTAATAGTCATAGAATTTTCTTACGAACCATCGTAAAATAGTCGTGTATTTTTTGTGTGAAATAGTCGTTCGCCTTTTAGAGAAAGAGAGGTGCGATAGTCGCTAAGTCATCCGAGCACTCCAAAAATCGTTTCTCGTTCCAATTTCGCATAATATATTCCTCCGCTAGTTATACCTATTTCGTATAATAGCCGTACTTATTATAGTATACAGATATAGTTACTCCCAATAATCACGGATTATTTCGTATAATAACTCGTACCATCTGATTCGGTCTGTTCCTGCTCGATTTAATTCCCAGTAACGCACTATGGTATTGCAATCAATTCATAGTATTCTGCTATGAATAGTAAATGCAACATTTGTACATATTCAACCGACTACAAAATGAAATCAATTTTCCATGTCTGGAATAGTCGCAGACCATCCACCAATCCGAACCTCACGCCAGTTCTCGCCTACGGTCTGCCCTGTTGGCTAACGGTGTAGCTTTGGAAATAGAGGGTTGTAGGGAGAAAGAACCTTTACAATCGTTGGAAGTCAGACCCATCAGTCTGCTGCTTCTCCCGTTCTCGATCAATCCAATTAAGGGCTATTGGCTTCCAGTTGATAATAGGACTGCCGCTTTTCGTTCGCCATCCCAGTCCCTCGTAATACCGCATGAACCGGTTGGCGTACCTTGTCGTGCTTCCGTTGTCAATAAAGAACTCGCTGACCTCTTCGAACTGAGGGGCGCACGGAGCGCCCTCGTCTAATCTACTATGTTTATATTTACTATGTATATATCTACTAGTGGGCAATTTTCTGCCCGATTGTTGGGCACTATTTTGCCCGATTGTTAGGCAATTTTCTGCCTGATGGTCGTTACAGTTGGGCAATATATTGCCTGATTGATAATCGAACAGTTCCTCATCGTCAGGATACCCAACGTAAATCGTGTTGGATTTTGAATAATTGCGCTTGCATTCAATCAATCCGGCGTCTTTCAGCTCTTTCAAGTATTCTTTGGCTATCCTTTCCTTCTTCCCTACCATGTCCCCTGCTTCTGCGTTGGAACATCGAACAAACACCCGTCCTTTGCTGTCGACCCATTCTTTACCGTTATGTCTTGACGTGAACGAGCGATCAAGAAGGTCTACATAGATGACCTTTGCATTTGCGCTAATGCTCATCTTATCAAGAAATCGTGGGTAAATTTTATATCGAGGACTCACAATGTTTTCTGTTATGTACTGCATTTTCTCCTCCTGCAATAGTCGTAGACCTCTACAATGTACTCACAGCCCCGTAGAGCCGTGCCAGAGACGTTTTATGTATTCGGTCGATAAGTTTTGCCGTCTGACGCTAAAAAGCGTTTGTAGGGCTTCTGTGTGCGTATATGCAAAAGGCTGCCATTGCTGACAGCCACTGCATTTTTATAATTGAGTTTGAACGTAATAGAGTGCATCGTAAGAGCCATTCACCCGATAATAGTCTTTTAAATACTCGCTGATATAAGCGTCGAGTGATTTCCAGTCATCATCCGGCTGCTTTACAATTTTGGCTTGCCACCATTGAATAGCCCACCGGGATTCTTTTTCAGCCTTTCTGGCAGACCATCCATGCGCCATCATCAATTTCTTAAAACGCTTTCTAGTCACAGTGTTTCTCCTTTCAATCCATCCAAGTGTACTCTTGGAATCGTTGAATCTGCTTGTTAAACGTAATGGGAAGGTCACCTATCTCTCCTTCCTTGTTCTTACTAAGCCGGAACAGGTACTTGTCTGGGTTATCACCGGACAGAAGGATGATCGCATCTGCGTCCTGTTCAATCTGTCCGCTCTCTCGCAAGTCGGAGTTAGTAGGCGTTGCTCCGGGCTTAGATGGGTTTCGATTAAGCTGTGCCAGTGCCACCACGACAATGCCTGTGGTCTGCGCCAGCTCGTGTAAGGCAATGGATATGGCTGTAATGGCGGCATATCTGTCCTTTGCGCCTGTTTCGTGGATGAGTTGAAGATAGTCTACGAAGATGATTTGAGCCTTTTTACGCAGAGCCTGAGCCTTCATCCACGCCACGTTCTTTCCGGCAGCGGAACGGATATATAAGGGCATTTTCATGTTCTTTGCCTGCCCGTCAATCTCATTCAAGCTGACCGCCTTGTTTTTCACCGTGTCCAGAGGGCAGTATATTTGATTAGCCATCAGACGTGCGCCCAGCTTGCGTTTGCTGGTTTCCAAGCTGAAATAGTACACGATGTAGTTTTGCTTTGCCATGCTTGCTGCTATTTGCAAGGACAAGGCTGTCTTGCCCGCAGACGGTCTGCCGCCGATAATGATAAAATCACCCGGGGAGATGTGCAGCGCTTCATCCAAACGTTCTAGGCCTGTCTTGATATACACAGGCTTCTCGTCCATGTGAAGCACATAGTCGTTCAATACGTCTTCGTACGTCCACGCATCTTCTTCCTCAGCTTTCAGGCTCATTGCTTCGCCCATCTGCTGATAGATTTCAGACAAGTCCTCATAAGTCGTCAATGCGCTGGTGGATTCAACTGCAAGCGACTGGAAACGCCTTAACGCAGCATTTTCCTTTATCCGCTTAGCCCATTCTCCCATGCGTTCACGACTAAGGACAACGCACTCAGCTTCACACGCTTTGCTGCACTCCACAATCAAATCTGCAACGTTCTTGTGCGTTTCTCTGAGGTCTACAACGTCTACATACCCACGAAGTTCCCAATAGCCCTTAATGGCATTGAAAGCCTCTTGCAGCTCTTTTGTTTCGAAGTCAGAATCATCAACTTCAACCATGACTTCAGTTGCAACATCTCTCTTGCACAGCGTTAGACCGCCGATAAATACCGTTTGAACGTCTATTGTCATAGTCTAGGAAACTCCATCTCCGTACTTTGCTCGTACTGGTCATCCTGTTTCAATGCGTAAATGTCCTGCCATCCGGCATAGATGCTCTGGTCGAGAATGGCTTTCCAGTCATGCCGATCAAACTTTTCCAGCTTGTTGCAGAGCATCTGTTTTGCCCGGTCTGTCATAGGCTTCTTGATTCTTGTACGCATCTGTGCGAACTCTCGCAGGGATTCCAACAGGGCTTTATCGCCATGAGCAAAGTCGGAGAAGATGTCAGGTTTCTTCTTGACTGCGCTCTCCGGCAAGGTCTTGACGTTCACATGACTGTCAGTTGATACAATGGGTTCATTGTCATCTGACTTTGAGCTCATATATGAGCTGACCTTCATCTCATTTATGATATGAGAATGAGCTGACTTTCGTGTAGACCATCCTTTTGACGCAATATCGCTTCTTTTCCGTTCTTTATCGAGCAGATGTTTAATCAAAATGAAACAAGATTCTGCTTTTTTTGAGTTCAAAGTTGCGTCTTTTTCTTCAAAAACGTATGCACAGATTGCATCGTAGAGTTCCAATTTCTCTTTACTTTTCAGTGTGGAGATGGCTTCAAAGTAGTATCGTTGAAACGTAAAGCTGTCTCGTTTTTTGTCCATGCTCAGTCCTCTTTGTAGCGTTTGTTCCATGCTTCGATTGCTTTTTCTTTGCTAATCGCATCGGATGTCTCTACTCCGCAACTTTTACATATCACAAAATAAGTCATACCGTGTCCAAACAATCCTATTTTGGGCGGCTTTGCACCGCAGAATGGACATTTCTTAAGTTCCTCCATCTTTAATCCTCCTCAAAACAAGCGCTCAGCGTCAGGTTCACGCAGCCAACCTTCGCCCGGAATATTGACTATCTCATAATATTGCCGTGCAACGTAGATTGTTTTCTGCCCATCCTCAGCAATCAAGCCGACAATCAGATAGTTGCCAGCAGCCATAAAGAACCAAGGATTACTCTTGTAGGTCTCGCCCTTCATCCAGTTCTTCATCTTGTTCACGGCTTTTTCAATGTCCTTGTCGGGGCAGTCTGGGTTGTCGTATGCGAAGAAATCCTCAGGAAATTTAAGTTTTTTCACTTTCTAAATCCCTCTCTCGTTCTCATAATTCGTTTGCAACCTTCAGATAGCTTTGCACCTTTACGGTATACAGGCCGATTGTGCTTCTTCTTGATGTAGCCGCACTGCGTTTCGGACTGTCTGATAGCATTTGCAAGCTGTTCAAGTGATGCAGCACATTGGGTCATCGCTTCTGTTAATCCTTCAAATCTATCCATTTTTAATCCTCCTTACGCATACCATTTCGGCGCTTCGTTGAAGATTTCCACGCCTTTTGCAAAGCCCAGCTTTTCTAAGGTTTCACACATGATGCCATCCATCATGCTGTGAACGATTTCTTCATCATCACCGTACTTTTTGTATGCTTCCTGCATTTCTGCCGTGAATGCGTCAACAATATCTTGCGTAACAACGACATTCTTTTCCATAAGCCCTCCTATACCATCGGAAACGTCATTCAATGCGTCACAGGACACTGAATGTTCGGGTCAATAGTCGGTGTTGCATCAATAGCATCCAGAACCTCATCGTAGAAAGCTCCTCCATCGGGATTCGAAAAGGAACTAGCTCTGTCTGCGTCCAAAGCGCATTTTTCAATCTTCTGGCGCAGCGCATCTGCATCAATCGGTCTCATATCTGTCAACCCTCCGGCGCATAAATGCGCATCCAATGTGTGACCGTCACGTTATCCGGTAGTCTCTCGCCTATCTCATCCCAGAACTGACCGTCTGCGTAACAGCCGAGAAAGTACGCTGTCGGCGAGATTCCTTGCAACATTTTTCCATCTTTATCACGCCACGTTGTCTTAGTCGCAAGCAACAAAGGCCGCGTCCGCTCTCGTGGCAGTTCGCTTGCTGGATGCCAGAGGGTGTTAGCCATCCGCGTTCTCCATTTTCGCTCCACAGTTCGGGCAATAGTTCCAACGTGTGTGATGATTTTTTGTGTGGCATCTGCTACACTCGAATTTTGTGAACGTATCATCCTGTACAATCCATCTCCATCTAGCGGTACGCTCTAAGGCTGTCGGGGCATCTTCCACAACGTCAATGGCATCGCCAATATCGCAAGCACGGCATCTAACTCCATTGTAGTTCTCGCAGCCATCGCAATATGCTTTCTTGATTCTTTCAATAAGTGCGCTTCGTTCAAGGTATTCTGGATAATTAGCCATTGTTTTTCACCTCGATTGTTGGCGCATTTTCAATAGCTGTTATTACGTCTCCGAGCACATCGAACATTAAGGCGTTAAATGTGTAATCAGCTTCATCCACGCTTGCATACTCCATCTGCCTATCAGAAAAATAAAATTTGAGTGCATTTGCATCAATCGGTCTGGTTTCCATTGCCCGTCCTTTCTTCAAATCGTGTTATCAACACTTATAACCGTAAACGCTAAAGATGATCGCAAACCCAACGAGAAAGAAAAGAACATTGACTGCTACAACCGCAATGGCTTTCAAGATTACGTTGTCTATGTATTTGTCCAAAGTGCTAAAAACTATATATTTTTCGAGCAAATAAATCGGGGAAACGAACACAAAACCAATCATTGTCGTCAAAACAAAACCGAGTACAATTTCAAACAAAGACATTTTTCTTTCTCCCTTCAATCTCCATCCCACACGCCATCAGGACGCATCTTTGCAAACGCCAGCAGACCATACAAGGCGCGTTTGGCATTGCCCTCTGTGGCGTTCCAGTAGTCACTATCGTCTACATCGTCACCTAATGCAGAAATAGCCTTTTCAAGCATCGGGATGCTTTCTGCGCCTGTTTTGCCATAGATGGAGCGGATTCCACCCTCACCAAACACTTCCGGTCGATAATAGAAGTGGCTGTAATTATAGGTAACGTTGAGCCACAGTTCTTTCGTGCCGCCCATAGCGCGCATACCACCAGCGATAAAATGAGCACTATCAGCTTTGAGCGGTTTATGCGTTACATGGTCGCATAGATAAATATCGTAGCTCATTTTCTCATCTCCCATTCCTTGCATCCACGTTCGTCCCACACGAAGTCTGCAACGTGTTCTGAAAGTGCGTTTACACACACGCCCTCCGGCTCTGCGTACCATTTGCAAGAACCGCAGGACGGCTCGGATTTGTTCTCGCAGGATTCTGCTGTGCATCGGATAGCCTTGCCAGCAGAAAACTGCTTGATACCCATGCAAGAGCAATGTTCGGTTGTGCAGTAAATGTCCATTATCTCTGCCCTTTCTTTCTCCTTCTGTTGGCGTTGAACCGCCCGATCACTCGCTTATACTCTGCATAGCACTCCGGGCACAGGTCACCTGTGTCCCTGCGCCACGCCCATTCCTTGAAGTATTCGTCAGGGTTCATTATCCTGCTGCCCAGAACCGCTCCGCAGCGGTCACATACTCGCTTGTGGTAGATTCCTCTGTCAGTTTGCATATTATCATCCTTCCACATAACACCAGCTTTGGGGTGGGCGCTTTAAGCACTTATTACAAAAACGTCTATTGGTTTCGCCAAATTCTTCTACTTGATAACTGCATCTCACTTTATTAAAATCGCAAACTCCTCTATTCCCCATGAGAATGCAATAACGAGTAAACTCAAACAAAAATTTTGGATGTTCATACATTTTCACATTGGAAATGCTCCATGCCCAGCCTTTCTTTCCGACATAATTCAAAATTTCTTTTTTCCTAAGACCGGACATCTCTTCAAATCCTTCTGGCAAGCAATCCGATTCTGGCGTGATTTCGTACAGATGATTGCAAGTAAACTCTCCAATAACTTTTCCGTCCAATTGTTCCAAGTATCCATCGCACTCTTTGAACCATCCGGTTTTGGTTTTTGTGCAATAAACATAACATTTGAAAGGTTCATCACCTATATTTGGCTTTGTTTTCCGTATTTCAAGAGTTTTTATGCCGAGAAAAATAAGATTGCACCAACTTGGGTTGATGCTTAATAAAACTGACTTCATTTTTTATTTATCCTCCCCAACGTCCTTAAACAGGATTTCTTTGTCTGCTTTCCAGTCTTTGATTTTGCACGGAATGTCCGTGCCAAGAACGGTCTTTTTCAAACCGTCCATCTGCCAGACGTTCCATGAGATGATAGCAGCCATGTTGCGAACCTTCCCAGCGTCAGGCTCTATGCCGAACAGCCACTTAAAGTTCTCTCGCCAAGTCAGGAGCATATTTGCTCTTGCAAGCAACAAGCTGTCACCCTGCCACTCATAGCCGTATGTAGTCGTCGCTGCGTCCTCTGCCACATCGTGCCATGTCCAAACATTCCAATCAAACCAGTTGTTTACACATTTCAGCTTGCGGTCAAACAGTCCTTTCCGTCTTGGTACTGGAATCTTTTTGCCTGTTACCGTGTCGTATCGGTTCACAAGGAATGGTGCTTCTCCGCAGGTAATTTCAAGAACTGTCGAATGGATGTACTTGATAGGCTCTTTCTTCATATCGGGCATCGCACCGTTTTCTTCGCCCATGTCTATCATCTTTTCGCAGACCCAAGAAGGAGTGAAAACCTCTGCTTTTGCTTTGGTTCTTTGCTTCTGCTCATCCAGACGCTTGAGAACTCGTGGCACTGGCGGGCACTTCTTGATTTGTTCTAACGTGATTTCATCCGCAAAGCCTGCACCCAGTTCAGACGGTGGCTCTGTCGCCCAGATGATGTTTTTGCCGGTCGTACGGTCTTTCAGTAAGATAAACAGCACCGCTGACAGAATCGGGTCGGAAAAGTCAACCAACCGTTGTTTCATTTTCTGTCACCTCTCTGTACTCCACGTCAACCCCTTTTGGCAAAGCCGTCTGATACTTCTGAGCCAACTGCTCTGCGCTCTGGGCATCGCCCAACGGCTGTTCAGGCGGTGCAACAGTGACTTCCACGTTGTCACGCATACCAAAATAGTTTTTGGCTCTGAAAATCCACTCTGCTGGGTTCTCCTGACCATACATACCGTTGTACGCCCACATGGACTGCATTTGCAGAATCAGCTTCAAGATGTACTTTTGCTGCAAGCTGTCGTCACGGCGCTTGCCCGCCATAATCTGCTTCAGGCTCACCCATTCGATGCCAAGCACCAGTGCAATCCATTCCACCACAGGGGAGATTCTGGCTTCGATGCAAGCGTCAAAAAAGAAGTCAAGGCGTTGCTGCACTTCAATTGGGTTGTTCATGTCCACGCTCGGAAGGTCGCCAAAATACTTGGCTGCAATCATTCCGATGACCTTCTTGTCCTCTTCATCACCGATTCTCGACTGCAAATCGCCTGTGTTCAGCATCTTAGACCTCGTGATTGCTAACTCCTGTTGTTCTTTCACCTTTTTACTCACCTGTGAGCGGATAGATTTCCGCTTATTAAGCATCTGTTGTTTCTTCTTCTCTCGCTCTTTCTCACGCTTCGCAGCGGCTTCTTCTTTCGCCTTTTGTGCCCGCTTCTCACGCTTTTTCTTTTCAGCTTCGGTCAGCGGTGGTCTGCCACGACCACGCTTCGGGGGTGTTGCCATGTATCAGGCCTCCTTTGGCGGTTCAGGAAGTGGCATCCAATGGGTGACGGCGTATGGGATTTCACTTCCAACTTCTGCCCAATGTTTGTAAAAGTCCATAAAGCCAAAAATCGTATCGCCGTTATCGCAAAATGCAAGAACTGGAGTATAATGTTTTGGTTGCCTATCCTTGACGCTAATCCATTTGTCAGGAAAACCGTTCTCGCTATAAGAAACCGTTTCAAAATAGTGCGTAGCCATCCCAAGTTCTTGTTCAATATCGTTTAGGATGCTCTTGTCATCCTCGTCCGCTTCCGTTTCGAGAACAAGGTAAATCCGCTTTTTCACACTCTCACCTCTTCATCTTCTTTTCGATGCTGTCCAGCTTCCATGCGATTTGCCAGACTGCACAGCAACCATCCAACTGCCGCCACCAAGCACACTTTTCTTTCTCGCATACGCACCGCCCAAGCGGATTGCTGGTCATTTTCATGGGGCAGTAAAGCTCGTTATCCATCATCATTTACCTCAACCAAATAATTAGCGAAAATGCAGTTGAAAGCACCATACTTGCCAGAATACATACCATTAGCAACCAATCGTCATCATGCCAATCTATTCTGGTTGTCATATAGGCAGAAATCATAATCAGTACAACAACTGGCAAGCAAAGTGCTTTCAAAATGATGTTCGCCATTCTTATTTCCACCCCATCACAACAGCCGTACAAGCGATCAGACACACGTTGACGAACAGCCAGAAGAGCATTGCTTGTCGTTCTTCAAACAGGTTGTCCGCCACGCCTTTGATTGTCCGCTCGGACTGAACTACCACCGCCAGCAGGACTAGGCAGACCAGCCAGCGTGTTACAAATTCAAACATTGTTATCAACTCCACCTTTCTCTCAGCTCTTTTTCGACCTGCTCTGACTTTGCTGTGATGTAATCTGCAAACTCGTCAGGGGTCATGTCCTCTTCTTTAAACTTTCCGACCATCTCCCAGTACCTGTCACCAATGCGGATGATTTTCTGCACCTGTTCATCGGTCAGGTCTGCATCGCACCGAAGATTCTGAATCAGTGCGCCCCATGTGGCGGCAACGCCATCCAGAGCCATGCGAAAGCCGTATAACTGATTCTGCCGTGCGATTTTGCGGAGGTTGGCTGACATTGCCTGTTTGCCACACAGAGGGCAGTTTCCGAATTTATTCATCTGACTGCTCCTTTGCTTCAAGGCGAGATAGCCAGCGGACTTCCTTTTCGTACTGCATTTTCCGCATTCGATCAAAGGCTGCATCGTCCACATCCAACGCAATAATGCAGTTCACAACGTCTGCGTACTCTTCTTCAAATGCGCTCCGGCACTCCTCAACGCTCTTCGGTGTCGGGTTCGTGCCATCCAGCGCACGGCGCAGCTTCAACGCAGCCTGTGCCAGTTCGGACGCTTCTTCTGCCAGCTGCGCCAAGATTTCTGTCTTGGGCAGAATGTCCGAAACTTTCTTACTCACTTCTGTTCTCCTTTCAGCCAGTCGTTGAGTGCAGCCATGCAAGAGGGGCAGAGGACAACGGTTTCATCTCTTATCGAGTAAATTCCTTTATCATCGCCAGCAAGGCATTTTACAATAGAATTGCTTTCAAATTGGTCAAGTTCGTCATCAAACGGTGTCATGTATTTCACATCGTTGGAAAGCGGAAACACTTCACCGCACCTATCGCATACCATTGTCATTTTTATTCTCCAATCTCTTTAGCAGTCCATCAACGTCATATCGCCAATGGACACGCATCCTTTTTGCTTTGACCTCTATCCCCTCTTGCTCTGCCCACTGCCAAGGGATGCTCTTGCGGCTCTCGTTGTAGCGGAACGCCAGAACCTTGTTGGCAGGGATTGCAAAGGTGCGGTTGACTGCCCGGTAATTGACTAATACATGGGCGGTCTGGCCGCTGTACCCCATTGCTTCTACCATATCAGTGATGTGTTTTTCCTTGCGGTATTTGCACTTTGCCTTGTCGTACTTGCCGAACACCTTTTCCAGAGGGATAGAGGGCGTTTCAATGGTTTTCAGCTCAAACAGGTGGTTCATCGGGTAACGATACACAAGGAAGTCGCAGATGTTGTCGATGGAAAAGGAAAGGTTCTCGTTGCCGCCGTAGTAGGTGGTAGCACTGTCTTTCAGTCGGTAGCACCACGCATCGAATGGGACGGATGCTTTGAAGTCTGCTTCAAACTGCTTGCCGGTGTTCATACGTTGTCCTCTATTTTTTTGGCTTCTCTGATACGCAGTCGGGCAAGTTCGCTATTTGCATATCGCAGTTGCCAGTTACCAAACCAGCCTTTGTGAACAAGTTTTCCGGCGCAGTAAACAAACTCCTGCTTCATCAAGTCATCAAGTGAAATGATGTAACCGCCCGGCTTATACTTTCTTTTCATCCTTGTTCACCTCTAAATTCATGGAATATGAGTTGCCTTGTCAGCAGGTTTTTCCATTTCCTTCATTATTCGCTTGTGTTCTTCAGTAGTCATGTTGTTCGGAAAGAAACACCTGTCAACAATCTCAAACGGCTCAATATAATGGTCAAGAACATCTCTTGCTTCTTCTCGTGCCTTTTCGACACACATTTCGATGTAATCATCTTCTGTCATGTTGTAATCGGTAATGCAATCTACAACCGAAGAAAACCTGCACAACAGACCATTAGGCTGTCTTGCAATAAAAGCTCCCATTTATTGTTCACCTCTAAATTCACTTCCGAGAAACCGTTTCTTGCCACGTTCACGGTGCTTGTCCTCGTAGTCTCTGCGGTATACACTCTGGCTGTGGTTCAGCTCATGCACGAACGCCTTGCGCTCCTCGAAGTCTTTCTTCTCTGCCTTGTACTTCTCGCAAGTGTCGTGGCAGGCTTGGTGGCGCGATGTGCAGTTTAGACAGCAGGTAATCATCTTTCCAAACGCCCGTCCAGCCAGATAGCGCAGCTCTTATATAAGGTAGGCGGTCAAGACGAAGGAACTTCTTCGCAGATGGTTTCGAGTTCTTCAACATCTGCTGGCTCAAAAACAAGAGATGCGCCTTCGCATTCATATTTCTTTGCTTCCCAGTCCACTTTGAATTTTTCAAAATCGTTCTTGTATCGAGGGAACGGATGCGTTTGCTCTGCGTAATAAACGCCCATCATAACTTTTTCATCATCTTCTGGCTTCCAGCTTTCGAGATGATAACTTTCGTGGTTGTCATACTCCCAAAGGGACAGTTCAACAATCAATCCAGAAAAAGCATCGTACATCTGTTGGAGACTTTCAAAATCCCGATAAACCAGCCCTTGCCCCTTGTGGGATTCTTTGATTTGTTCGATGCTTTTCCCGCCAGTTTTCAGGCGGCATCGAACTACTTTCGGACGGTAAAACATAGCGTTCCTTTCTCGCCTTTTGTTCTGGTAGCGTAACCGTTAGTTAAAAGGGAACGAACCGTCGTCCTCAATCACGGAAAAGTCATCGTTCACACCCTGCGAGTAGCCGGAGCCAGACCCACCATCCAGAGTTTTCTTCGGTCTGACCTCATAATCTCCGGAACGAATCTTGTCCACGCTGGTAAAGCGGTCAACAACAAGCTTCGTCTTGATGTTGCCATCGTTGCCCATGTACTCCTCCTCACGGAGAACCACGCCGACCAGCTTGCCACGCAGGGTCTTTTCATCATTGTTGAACTTGTAGCCGGGATTGGACTGCTCCACAGCGGTGATGAAGCCTTTGAAAAACGGCAGTGCCTTCTCTTTGTAGCTCTTGATGGTCTTGCCACCCCACGCCCATTCGCCCGGATTCAGCTTGCCACGTTCGATAAGAGAAGCGGTCTGCTCACGCCAGTAACCCTTGAACTCGCCTTCTGCGACTTCCCACTCGATGTTCAGGCGCTCCTTTGCGGGTTCATCCGTTGCCTTGCAGATACCGGCAACGTAGCCGCCAACAGGAAGGTCACGGCGCTCAGTGGCTTCTTGCACGTCATTCCAGTTGATGTTCTTCATCTGTTATTCTCCTTTGTTATCCGGCTGAACCGGGATGTTGTAATACTCACGGATGGTCTTGTCTACGGCGGCGAGGTCGTTCTCGATCAGCGCATCGCTGAACATCCCAAGAGGGGTTTTCACGGTGTCCATTCCATCATTGCGAGTGCTGAACAGGTATCTCCCATCCTGCACAACGGTTTTCAGAACGATGGTGAAGTACCCTTCCACGCAGACCTTCTCGTCTAGCAGCTTTCCGATGGTCTTGAACTTCTCACCACCGTCTCCGTCGCGCTCGCTGTGCCCGAAAAAGTAGACCACCACATCGTCCGGCAGTTCCTTCGCCCGCATCAGCAAGGCGTTGAAGTTAGCTGCCATGTCGGTAAACTTCTGGTATCCGGCAACCTTTGCGTTCCGCATGAACTCGCCAGTCATAAGATAGGTGGCATCGTCAATGACGATAGACTTACGCTTGGTGCTGTGGATTGCGGCATCAATCTTGCCGTAGTCGTTTGTGATATAGGTTTTCATGTTGCTGCGGAACGGCAGCGGCTTTCCAAGCACGTTGATAACCGCAACCTGTTCCGGGTCAAAGTTCCGAAGCGAAGCGGATTTACCGCTGCCGGAGTGACCGTAGACCATTACTAATACTGCCATTTTTCTTTCCTTTCTTCGGCTTCATTAGGCTTCATTGTTCTTACTTTGGCTTAACTTGGCTGTACAAAATCAGCCAGCCATCAGCTCTGCCAACTGTGCACGGAGATCTTTCAGCTCCGCTTCCCTGTCCTCGATTTCAGACTGCAAGTCCTTAATCTCAGCCAGACGGTCAGCTTCTTTGGCTTCTGCCATCTGCTCGTTGGTCATAAAATACACGCCGTCCTCCGGCTCGGTCACGCCACCGAATCTGTCAAGGTTAATCATCTTTTGGTCTCCCTCTCTTACGTTCCTCTTTGATTTGCAACGCACTGTACCACTGGTCTCTGTCGATTTCGATGGTAGACCACCGGTGGTTACAGGCAATGCACTTCTTGCGGCGAACAATGCTGTCATGGTCTGACCGGCTGTCAATCGTTGTAATGTTGTCGCTACCGCACACTGGGCATTTCACCGTACATCCCTCCACTTGTTAGTATGAGCGGGAATGCGGTTCAGCTTCCCCATCCGTTCGTTATCTTCATGCTCTTTTTCCGCGTTCACTCCAAGCGCGCACAAAACCAGAGCGGTAGCTAGTAACATCAGTGAAACAAATGCCCATCCAAGCATCTGTACTGTAGTCTCGCAGCCATTTATTGTATCGCCACAGCTAACGGCTACGATTGCGGCGACAATACCAAGTATGGTAAGTACGTTTCCTTTTACGGTTTTCATTTTATCCCTTCTTTCAGAATGATATCGAATAAAAACGGTTTGCTTGCATCGATCATGACTATTGCATTTAGCGCTTCGGCTATTTTTGCAAGCGTATCAGTCTTAACGCCCGTCTTGTACGGCGCTTTATTCGGACTTGTAATGTTGTATATTGTTGGGGCTGACACGCCGCTTCTGCGGATAAGCTCCGATGCCTTCATATTGCGTTCTTCAAGAGCGGCTTCCAGTGTCATGCCTTTTCCTCTGTGTTCTTTGGTTCTCTGCGTCTAAAAATCCAACCGGTTGTCATCAAAGCGCCAACGCCTATGATGTACCATGTCGCCTTAGCTCCGACTAAAAGCTCGATGTGATGCACCAGCCAGAAGTTCAGCAGAAACACTGCGAGAATAAACGCTAAGACAATGCCCCAGATCAGGGCGATTTCCACGAATACTTTCATCTTTATCCTTTCTTCGAATGCGTTCAAGCCGTTCCTTTTCACGGCTGTGCCAGCGGATTTCCCGCTGACCGTAGTATTTACCATTCATAAGTCAGTTCCCCTGTTGCAAGCATCCTTGACACCTCACCGTAATGCTTGCCCATTTTATCAGCGAGTGCTTGAACTTGCCCTACGGATGGAATCTTTTTTTCTTCCAGTGCTTTCTCGTTTAAGGCTCGTTCTCTTCGTATGCTCTGATGTTCCGCAATACTTGCAAAAGCTGCATCTTTCGCGCAATCTTTGTGGTACTTTTGTGCCGCAGACATTTTAATCATTGGCTTACCGCACCATTGGCACACGGTTTTTACTGGAGTGAACCCACGTCTTGAGCTCAATGCTTTACGTCTCGCGCGCTTTTGCTCGCACGAGACATCTCTTTTACATTGTGTGCAATATTTTTTGCGTTGGTTTACCCTACCCAAAAAAGCTCCGCAGCGCTCGCAATATTTAATCTCCATCTTCATTCGGTTTACCTGCCTTTTTGGCTTCCCGATTGTGACGTTCAAAGCACTGGTTGATGGACTTTTCCATCCACAGCACCTTGTTGGCATCGTTTCTGGACACGCCAGCTGCCATTGCCAGCTTTAGTCTGCGCTTGCGGCTTTGTGCTTTGCGAAATTTCATCACCAGCACTCACCAGCCTTATCCGTGATGAACTTCGGGACTTCCTGACCTGTGGCAATGCACAGCGCAACTAGCTTTTCGACCCAGATGTCAAACAGGCTTTCTTTTGGCATATAGCACTGGCCAACACAAGGCTCCTTAAAGCTTTTCCAGATCGTCAGTCCGACAGCACCATCCGTGACCGTCCATATCATACTGTAGCCTTCATTGCACAGATTGTACAAAATGTCTCGTGCTCTGCTTTTGGCTTCGTTGATTTCAAAGGCATCCCAGCACTTTTTACTTTCCTCGTAGGCCTTTGCCGCCTCGTCAATCACGTGGTGCGCTTTTTCCGGGTATTCAAGGTCTACCTTTAAGGTGATAATCTGTTCCATGTTCAGTCCTCCCATCCTCCGAAATCTTGTTGTTCTGCAACAGCCCTAGTCTCGATTCTCGGCGTGATGCCCAGCTTCTTGAGCTGCTCATGGATGAGCTTTTCACCCTCGACCGTCCAAACCGTCGTGTTCGGAATATAAGTCTTGCCGTTGGAGCGCTGGATGGCTTTGCCTTTTCGATTCTTGGTGTATCCCTTGCCTTGATAGGGCTTGTACAGAACCCACTGACCATCGCTGTCTTTGTACTGAACTCGCTGGCTGTAAAGCAGCTTGTTCAGCTTTTCAGCAGTCAGACCGTAGTCCTTCGCAATGCTGGTGGCCGTCCGGCAGTTGTCCGCAATGCACACAGCACGAGCGAACTCAGCATCCGGTGTCAGCTCTGCAATCCGCTTGTCCTTCTCCTCCAGCTCCTCATGCGCTGCGATCAGTGCAGTTGCGAGAAGCTGCGACCTGGTAAGCTGCGGTACGTTGTAGCTTCCAGTCTTACGAATTGCAGGAAGCACATCGTTCGTGACCCATCTGCGGAACGGAGCCGCTTCCGGTTTGTCGCTGCGGAGAATGACATGGTACAAACCGCTCTCGTTGACAATTACCATTTCCTGTTTTCCGCCAAGGGTGTCAATCAGGCTGACACCCTTTTCGTCATCATCCAATCGGTCAGCAGCCATACGGTTATTGCTAATGCCAAGCACAGCGCATACGTCTTTCAGAACAAACCAAGCTTCCCCGTCCATATCAACAGTGCGAACCTTGTTGTTTTGATATTCAAAAACTTGAATGTTTGCCATTTTCGCCTTCCTTTCTCTGCTCAATCAATTTGTTTACCGCATCTTCAACTTTTTCTCTAATACCAGTAGGCTCTCGCTTGCCGTTGAGGATGACGCTTAGGTATTCATGCGAGTACCCCATGCTCTCAGCAAGCTCTTTAATAGACAGCCCATGAACATGAAGTTTTCCAATAACATCCCCCGTCCACTCTGGACGCAAATTTTCTCTCCCCTTTCTTTGTACAAATACTTGAACAAAGACTAAAAGTGTGATAATATAATGTTGTCAACAAAGTTCAAACATTTAATCATTGCTCTTGTATTCGATTGGAATTGTGCTCAATTTCTTGAACCTGATAGCACTATTAAAGCACAATTCTTTGAACATTACAAGGGCTTATGCTCAATTTGTTGAACTTCGGCAATTTGCACAAGAACAGAAGGTTGAGTATATGTTTTTTGACAACTTCCTCGCATTATGCGATTCAAAGAATGTTGCCCCGACAAAAGCCGTTATTGATGCCGGACTGCCGAAATCGTCTTGGTCTTACTGGAAAAAGAAGTATGAACAAGGCGAAGACCCAAAGCCGTCTTCCGATAATGCTTCAAGATTAGCAAAATACTTTGGTGTTACAGTTGACTATCTTCTTACTGGCAACCAAAAAGAAAACCCGCCCCAGCAGCCGCAAAGCGAAGTTGATGCAGCATTGGAGCGGATTAGAAAAAAACTTGAATCTATGCCGAAGGAACAGCGTGAAGCTCTGATGAACCTGATCGAGAAGATGTGACGTTCATGCCCGGTAAAATAAAAAGAATCCCTTGTGCCGGGCTGGTGTAGCTCTGCGCAAGGGATTTTCTGTTATTCTAAATCTAGTGCTTGTTCCGCTGCCGGAATCTTTTCAGGATGTTCCAGCAGCCATGCAATAAATCGGTCAATCTTGGCTCTTTCCTGTTCACTCATTGTGGCATATCCTCCTGATCGGTAAGTACGGACGTTCATTTAATACGATTATACATCTTCTGGTTGTAAAGTCAATGTATTTTTAACAACTTCGTAAAAATTGAACGTTTTCTTCGCATCCATTACTTCACATCAGGGAAGCCAAAAATTGCAATGACAATGATTAAGAGCCACGTTAAGTTTAAGTTACCCTTTGCTTTGTAACATTCCATTGAGCATGGAACGAAAGGGATTTTCAGGTAGATTGTCCAGAACATCTGCTTTGACGAGCGCTTTTGTGCTGATGCTGTGCGAAACATTGTTTAGCTGCACAATTGCATCGTCTAAGTCTTTCACGGTTGCTCCACGCCGTTCCATTGACTGGAGGAAAGTTTTCACTTCTTCAAGAACAACAGGGTTTTCGGCTTTATAAAATCCATTCGTAAAGTCCATCTTCTTCTCCTTTCACAGTTCCACAAGCTGACCGTCAATGCGTTCGATGCTGTCTGCCGGGTCGCGCCCATCATCTAAGGCGGCTACGGCGCGTTCCAGAATGCCTTTTGCTTCGAGGTAAGCATCTTTATCAGCTTCGTACCCAGAAAGGCTCATGACAAGTTCCAGCGTCCGTCTGCGAGCGTATGGGACAATCAAATCATCTACGGTTCGGTTCATTAGCTTTCCTCCCATGGTTCAGGTGTGTGTGGTTGCCCATCGGGAACGCTGGCGGGCATTCCGTCGATGATTGGCATACGTTCATGGTTCCAGATTGCAGTTTCTTTCATTTTGTGTTTCCTTTCTATTTGGAATTTTTTGACAATACAGTTATAACATAGGCTGCTGTTGGTTCTCCATAGCAGCTTTTTCCATTTTTTGGCTTGTCGAATCCAGCAGTTTTGCCGGATTTTGTTGAAAGGGTGAGAATTTATGGATGAATATTTAGTAAGAACAGCCAAAGCATTAGAGATAGCTCGAATGCGTTCCGGCTTGAGCCAACAGAAATTGGCAGCACGGATGGGCGTGAATCGTGGCACGATAGCCAATTGGGAGCAAGGTCTGGCAGCAATCTCCCTGCCGATGGCTATGCGTTGGTTCACCTACTGCGGCGTATCGGTGGCTCGATACATGGACGCTTGCATTCATCCGGGGCTACTTGAACACCTTGAGGACGACCTTTCCGATTTGGAGAAACGGCGAATTCTCATAGATGCTATGATGGAGTGCTCATCCTATGAGATAGATGCCCTGTTATACATTCGGTACGGAGATCACGGCTCAGACCACATCGGTGTGCTGACGGAGATTTTAGCAAACCTTCACACACCGCTCAAGGACAGGGTCGCTGTCTGCCGGATGGTGTCTGGTAGCTATGAGATGGCACAGGCCACCGGAACAGACCCAGACCCGAACGGTACCGCCCCAAAGATGGAAATTCTCTATCAGGCGCAGGATGCTGGAACGGAAGCTGCTATGAAGTCCAATGATTCCTATACCGTAAATCCAAATAATATAACTGGATGATTGTCGAATTATCGCAGTTTTTGAAGAACATTTTGTACACGTTCATCCACTTTTTGTACACCTATCGGGCAAATTTGCCTTGTCAATCCGTCCCCCATAGGCTATGAATCGACAATATTCGTGCGGAATAAATAGCGGATTATCGCTAATTTATTGTTTGCGATTGAGTGTCTTGTCATTCTGTCCCCCATAACACCGGCTTAAAAGTTTTTCATCCACTTTTTGTACACGTTAGGTAAACCTAACCGTTAAGTGCTTCGACCTTTCGGATGTTGAACATCTGTTTATTTGGTAGTATTCGCTTTGTGTTTTCCACTTTTTAAGAGAGAAAGAAAAGATTTTGTGGAAAATTTTCTTCTTCTGCTATTAGTAGAAGTTATTTTATAATCTTGTTAATAGTCTTGTTTTATATAATGTAAAGAGGTGTACAAAAAATGGATATAGGTGTACAGATTGTGGAAATAGGTGTACGAAATGTGGACAGTTAGGTGTACAAGAAGTGGAAATAGGTGTACATTTGCTATTGATTTGTACACCTATCTGTGATATACTCTTATACGAGAGGAGGCGTGATAAGATTGTCTGATATTAAAGGCGGGAACTTGGTTGAAAAAAGCAGACAGCTTGTTTGGGCAAAGTTCACTGATTATACAGCAGGAGAACTACGGTTACTTGAAGTTTATCTTAGCCGTATCAATCCGAGAGACCCTGAAACTTCAACGGTTCAGTTTACGTTACAAGAATATTGCGAATTTTTGGGGTTGAAAATCAACTCTAGGAATTTGAAAGCACAGGTTAAGCATTTCATCGACAACTCTGTTGAAGTTCCTAGAGGTGACGGTTCAGGCTCGTTTGACTTGTATCCCCTGTTCAGTAGAGCAACTGTAAACTTTGAACCTAGTTTAATGAATATTACTGTGTCATTGTGTTGCAATCCGCTTCTGCAACCTGTTTTCTTCGACATTGCGGAGCGTGGATATGTCAAGTACCGTTTACGCTACACAGCAAATATGAAATCGCAGTATAGCATTTTGTTGTATTCGATTCTCCGAGAGTTTATTGGGCGTGGCGTGAGCCAGCCCGAAATTACGTTGGATAGATTAAGGGAACAGCTTGGTGCAAGAGAACCTAGTTATCAAGAGTTCAAGCATCTTAGGCGGCGTGTCATTGATATTGCGGTAGCTGAAATAAACGAAGTATCAGACCTGTGCGTTGAATATGACAAGGTCATGAGAGGTCGCAATGCGGTTGCTGTGAAGTTCAATGTGGCTTTCAAGTCTAATGAGCCAGTCATAGACGTGGAAGCTAACGAGGTTGAAAGCGTAGAGCTAAAAGATGTTCCAAAGAGCCAACGACCTGCCAGAAAGCCCCGTAGCGGCGCATACGAGGATGTGGATTGGGCATCTATTGCACCGGAGATGTCTAAAAACCAGTGTATCTTGACCGCAAAGCTGGTGGCAAAGAGATTGCCGGAGAAGTATCCGAACATCAAGCCTAACAAGAAAAAAGAAGCTGTTGTGAATATCATTGAGAATGCATATAGGATTCTAGTCAGCGAGCGACTTGATAGGATTGAAAAAGACCCCGGCGCTTATATGTACTCAATTTTGAAAGAAGCAGACCTTGACGATTATGCTACGTTTGATGATAGCTTCTTGAAGTAGTCAGATGTAGCACATTGAGCAGATAATGCAGAAAGGAGAAAGAGTATGGTTCCAATGTTTCCGAAAGGTTTTGACAAAGACAAGTGGTACATGACTAAAGATGTTATGCCGGATAAAAGCCTAGAAGGATGGCCGCATGGGCTTTTACTTCGTATCGAAGATGAGAAAACAGGAGAAAAAAGTTTCATAACCGGCGAGTACGATACAATCAACGGCAAATGGTTTGATTCCGATAGTAATGAAATCAAAGAAACTGTAATTGCATGGCACGTCACGCCTGTGTTGTGGGTCGGAGACGAGATAAAAGCAGCATGGCCGTTCTACTAAAAAGAAAGAGTGATAAAATGGCAAAAATCATAGCTGTCGCCAACCAGAAGGGCGGCACAGGAAAGACCACCACAAGCACCTGTTTGGCTGGTGCGTTGCAGTTGCTTGACAAGAAAGTTCTGCTGGTAGACTGCGATGCCCAGTGCAATGCAACGGATACCTACGGCGCACAGACAGAGGACGTATGCACCCTATTCGATGTGATGACAAGGCAGGGCACGGTCGAAGAAGGAATCCAGCACTGTGAAGCTGGTGACATTCTGTCGTCCGACAGCGCATTGAAGGACATTGATGAGCAGCTTGTCCGGGACATGGGCAAAAACTTCCGGCTGCGAGAAGCCCTTGAAAGCGTGTCCGGGCAGTATGATTACATTGTGCTGGACACTCCCCCGCAGCTTGGTCTTGCGCTTGTGAACGCACTGATCGCCGCCAACAGCATCATCGTGCCAATCACAGCAGACCGATATGCACTGGCTGGTTTGAGCCAGCTTTCGCAGACAATCGGAGATGTTCGCAGATATTTCAACCCAACATTGAAGATTGAAGGTCTGCTTCTGAACCAGTACAAGAGCCGTGAGAACCTGTCCAAAGAGGTTGTGGAGCAGCTTCCTGTGATTGCACAGAGCATGGGTACAACCCTGTTGGACGTGAAGATTAGACCGTCTATGGGTGTTCGTAAGGCGCAGGCAGAGCGGCACAGCCTGTTTAGCGGCGACACGGCAAAGAGTACCAGCGCAGAGGATTTCAAGGCGTTGGCACAGATGATTGCGGAGGGCGATACAAAATGAGCAACAAGATATGGCATAGTGCGAAGTACGACCCGCCGAAACTTGGTTCGTACAACCACAGGGAATCTCTTGTTTTTTTGGTATATACTAAAGACGGGTGTTGTCTTACAGCTAATTGTTTTTACAACGTGCATACCGATGAGTATTATTGGTTGGACGCCCAAACTGGTTTGCGTACGCTAGATGTAGAATATTGGACGGACACGCCAGAAAGTCCTTGCAAAGAAAACATAGCAACCGTTTCGCTGAATAAAGATAAATTGATGGAAATTGTAGAAAAGATCAATTCCGCAAGCGGAATCCCGGAAGAGGTTCTAAAAGCTCTAGGAATAGGCGGTAAGGAGGAGAAAGAAGAATGAAATCAACCAGCAAAAAATCCACAGGCTTGCTTGGCGGGTTTGATTTTCAGCCTATTTTTTCGGAACAGACATTAAGCCGAAGTGAGCCAAAGGAAGAAGAAGTAAGCCAAACAAAGCCGAGCGAAGCCGAACAAGCACAGATTAAGCCCAATGAAGCCACATATAGCCGTACACAGCCAAACAATGCCATAGTCAGCGAAAGTAAGCCGAAGAAACTGAAACAGGCGAAAGAAGTTCAACGTCTTATCGAACAGGGCGATGTTCACGGCGCACTAGCTGAAGCTGGTTTGACAAAGAAAAAAATCCCGATGCCGGAATCGCATCAGGGCGTTGCAAGCGGTGATGGCAAGCGTTCAAAGCGCATTACTATCCTTATGAGCGAGGAAGAGCGCAAGTATATCAACCGTGAAGCAAGACGGCACGGGATGACGATTGGACAGTTTGTGTACGCACTGGCGGTTGCAGCGGCAGAGGGGAAGATTGAATTGGAGGATTTCTTGGAGGATTAAAAGGGGGTTCTAAAGCGGAACGCCCTGCTGTATCACATCTTGTGGTATTAGGTGTTGACTTTTGTACGGACATATAGTACAATGTTTGTACGGACAAAAAGTGAGGTGTTAGTATGTGTCCGCGTTTGGGTCGCCCTACTGATAGCAAAAAGACTGAACGGTTTGAAATTCGATTGACCCCAGAGGAAATGAAAGAAGTGCAAGAATGCGCTGAAAAAATGGGGATAACGAAAACGGAAGTTGTTAAACGTGGGATTCAGCTTGTTGCAGAAAAGGCGAGTGAAGAATAAAAAATAAGGCATTGACTGCTCCCTGCAAAAGAATAGTCAACGCCTTATTCAACACCAGAGATTGCTCTCGGATAAATCCATTATATCATCCGAAGCGACCTCTTACAAGCCGTTTTCGGGTAAAACTAATGAACATCCCAGCAACGAAAGAAGAAATTCTTGAAAATTTCAAGAAAAACAACAATGGTCGTCCGCTCAATAAAGATGATTATGAGATTGCAGAAGCGTTATCTCGAATCACTTACAAGGCGTATGAGGTCGGCATGGAAGATGCCAAACAGTTGAATATGGAGGATATGATGGATAACAAGAGATGTAACGCACTTCACGTTTTCAAGAACAAGACCTTTGGCCAGCTTCGCACGATTGAAGAAGATGGAAAGATTCTTTTCTGTGCTTCTGACGTGGCAAAGGCTCTTGGGTACGTTCGCCCCGCAGATGCTATTACGCAGCACTGCAAGGGGTCGGTGAAACGCCGAGTCCTTACAAAAGGTGGCGAACAGGAAGTGAAATTCATTCCAGAGGGCGATGTTTATAGACTTATCGTTGGTAGCAGACTCCCTAGTGCAGAAAAATTTGAAAGTTGGGTTTTTGATGACGTTCTTCCGTCTCTCCGAAAGGATGGCTATTACAGCCTTGCCCCGCAGGAAAACAAGCCCGACACGCAGAGCGATGCAATCTTGCAAGTGCTGATGAAGAACACGGAAGTTCTGCAAGCCATCGTTCAGCAGAACCAGCAGATTATGATTGCTCTTACCAACCTGTCTGTCAACGATGCAAAGCGCACGATGGAGATTCAGCCTTACACTTCCCATCAGGGGCAGAAGGGTGACGGCAAACGTAGCAAGCGAATCACAATCCTTATGAGTGACAGCGAGCGGACGTTTGTCACGAGAGAAGCCCGCAAGCATGGATTCACGGCAGGGGAGTACATCTACAACCTGTCCGTTGCAGCATCGAAAGACCAGATTGACTTAGGCTGATAAGATTGGAGGATTGACGAATGGGCGTAACCATCAAATGCAAAAAGACTGGGCGTGAAATGGATGTTGGCTATTTCGGGTTTTTCAAGTTGAGAACAAAAGTTGCAGAACTTGTTGGTTCGGAAGTCGGAGAACACTATAAAAAGCTTGATAACATTCTCGACATACCCTCTCCCGAAAAAGAACACGCTCTTGAATCGTACAATGACGAAACGGAGCGATTGGTTGAAAGCAAGGAACTTCCAATCAAAATTGCAGATTTTCTTTATCAATCAGACTGTGATGGGAAAATTCGGTACGGTGCTTGCAAGGAAATTTTGAAAGTCATAGGCGATTATGACGATAGCATTATTTACGGATATGCAGGTAGAGAAAATCCCGCAAAGTTTAAAGACTTCAAAGAAATCCTTCAAGATTGCGTAGACAATAAGTGCTTTATGATTTGGAGATAACAACAACCCCCTGCGCGGTCATTGTGACTACACAGGGGGTTGTTTTACTTATCAGCAATGCAATTCCAGTAGAGATATGCCTTGCCATCTGCAGCATCTGCGTCTTCAAGGAACGCCTTTGCCATGTCAGCGTAGAAGCCAGGAGTGTCAACGGACTGGCGCTTTGCGACCTGACAATAATCCGAGTACATCATGTTCATAACAGCCCAGAAATCGTTCGGGTCACAGGTGATATTGCGCTGCTTGGCAACGTCCTGTGTCTGTTCCAGCGTCCAGTGACAGCCCTTCGTGCCATCAGCGTTCACCATGCTGTCGCACCATTCCTCCGCTTCATCGTGGGTGAGGTGTTGGCGCGGCATCTTGATGGAACGGCTGTCTGCGCCGCCACGTTCATACTGCCCAGACCGCTTGTCCCAGTCGCCGTTTTGCGAGAAGCCGATTTGCGGCATTCTGCGCCCATTCTCTACGTCAGGGTAGCGGGGGATAGGGTAGGGGTCGATGTAGCGGTTTTCCTCCTGCGGATAGTAGGGATAGCGGTCGTTGCCACCTTCCAGCTTACGCAGACGGCGTTCCATCTCACGTTCCCTGCGGTCACGCTCTTCCTCAAGGCGGTCACGTTCCGGCTCACGGTTTTTGTCGTGGTCACGGAGCATCATCATGCGGCGAAAATTAGTCTTGCCCATAATCTATACCTCCTCAAGAAATGGACGCGGGCGCACCAGCGTGGGAACGGCAGAAGCAGCCAAGATACTTGAACGTGCCTGTGCCGGTCGCAGACGTTGCAACGCGGGTAGCGTAACGGGTGCGAGTGTGGATGCTCTCGGCGGTTGCCTGAGCGCAGTTGCAGTCGGTCAGAGGGTATGCGGTAGTGCCTGCGCCGATGGTGATGACCACAGGGGCGTTGATGGTGGTCGTGTCCGGGATGCTCTGGGCAACCACGATGCAATACTTCTCTCCGTTCTGGTATGCGCCAGCAGGGATGTTGATAGTCAACGTATCGTTGGCGAACGTGACCGCATTCGAGATGACGAGGTGCGGGCAGAGTTTGCAGCTTGTTTTGCAAGCCATAGTGTTTTCCTCCTAAAAAATCAGGGGCAGAGGTGTCTTACCCCTGCCCCGATAGTTCACCCGGTGTTATCGGGGAGTGTGTTGGTTAGCAGCAGCCGCAGCAGTTCACGCCCACGTTGGGATTTGCCACCTGATAAGCGGGAATCGGACGAGGATTGACCCGGTTCAGGATGGTATCGGTCTGCTGGGACATCACGGTGGTCAGAAGCGCATTCTGCCGATCCTGAGAAGCGGCGAACTTCAGGTTCTGGTTCTCAGCGGTCAGAGTTGCAATCTTGTCCTGCGTGAAGTAGTCCATCATGCTGCGGAAGTTGGCGTTGCAGTTGTCCACGATGGCGCGGGCATTGTCTGCGATGGCCTGCCGGGTGGCACAGTCTTCCGTTGCGATGGTGTACTTCAGGTCGCCGATCAGCTGCTTGTTTTCGCAGCAGCAAGATGCAAGCTGCGTGGCAAGTGCGGTCTGACCGGCCTGCCGTGCGTTGCCTTCCTGCATGATGGCAAGGCTGATGGCGTTGTCGCCGTTGGACACGCTGCGTTCCAGACCGTTCACGAGCTGTGCGTTCTGGTAGCCAAGCTGACAGATGGCGCTGTTCACGCCCGCAAAGCCGTTTGCGATGTTGGTGTTGACGCCGTTCATCTGTGCCAGCTGGTCATAGCCCAGAGAGCAGATACCGCTCTGGATGCCCGCCAGAGAGCGGGAGGTATCCTGCTGGTAGAAGCCCTCAGACAGAGCCGCGCGGGTGTCTGCACCGCCCTGACCAGTTGCGCCAGTGCCGACCAGATAGGGGATGTAGGCGTTCATGCCGTTGTCGCCGCCGTTCCGGCCATAGCCGTTCGTGCCCCAGCCGAAGATGATGGCGAGGATGATAACCGCCCACAGACCTTCGTTGCCGAAGAATCCGCCGTTGTTATTGCCGCCGTCCTGCCCAGCCAGATAGCCAGTTGCAAAGTCGTCCATAACAAAACTCCTTTCAGTTTTGCGTTATGCCATCCCACCGCCGTGTGCGATGGGCAAAGCCAAACAAAAGCGGTTTTTGTCAAGTCCGCAAAAACTGAGAAGCGTTTCGCTTAGAGGGATACTTATTTTAGGATTGTTAAGTCAGTTCGGAGGGTTGTCTTTTTTATCTTTTGGGTCATCCCACTTTTTGCTTGCAGCACCGAAAATGAAGCCAAGCATTAAAGGAACTCATATTTTGTCATTTCCACAAAGATTGTTGATGTCAAAATCTTTTTCGGAATGACTGTTTTCAACATCATCCATTGTAAAGTCTCCTCACTTCGGAAGCGTCAAATTCAGGACGCTTGCCAGCTGGTTCAGGTCGATGCCACGCTCTTTGGCGAGGTTTTGCGCCATCGTTCGGAGCTGTGCTTCGTTTTTGCCCTGAATCAGGTTCAAGCCCTGCATGATGGGTGCGCTCTGCCCACCCAGCTGCTGGATAAGACCCATCGGGTTTTGTCCGGCGCGAGCCAGATTTGCAAGCTGCATGATAGGGCTGTGAGTAATCATGTCAAACGGAGAGGGCATCGCTTATTCTCCTTTCTTCGCTGCGGCAGTGAGCTTAGAGAAGCTCTTCTGCCACTTTTCCAGTTCATCCAGCCGATGCACAAGGGCGTTATACTGCTCAATAGGCACATACTGCTGTGTCGGTGCAGCGGTCTGCTGCGCCTGTTGTGCTTGCATCTGCCGCCATGCTTCCGGGCTGTAAAACTCCTGCACATAGGATTCACAGGTGTCTGGGTTGAGCCGCTTGCAGTAAATGACCCCACTACGCAAGTCTGGGCAGTAGGTCGGTCTGCCGTACAGATCAGACGGTATTGCCAAAAACTCTTCTCTGCTGGAAACAGGTCTGCCAAGCAACCAGCCGCCATCCTGTGCCGACTGCTGAACAGGCTGTTGCCCATTCATCGGCTGCGGACGCTGCGGCTGCACCTGTTGCATCTGCGTGCTCGGTAGGGGAGTGGCAAGCCCTACTGTTCCCATGCCGCCGTAAGGATTGACGGGCTGCTGTGGAACGTAAGGCGCTCCGGGTGCCGGATAATAGCTCATAATACATCCCTCCTTGTGCATCCAGTGTACCGCATTGGCAAAAAACGAAAGACAACGAACGTACAACGAAGGACAAAAAAGAAAAGCGCCCACATGGAAAAATCCGCATGAGCGCTTGAAAAATTGTATATAAACAAAAATACCCCCGATGCTCCACACGGAACACCGGGGGTTTGTGCCGCCAAAACGGCGAAATCTAAAATCAAGAGCGGAACCGCCCACAGGCAATGCCGCTCTCTACAAAGGCCGTAGCCTTTCAAATCATAAATCGTATGGCGTATAATGCAAAGACGCATATACCGATAAAACCACGCCTATAAATGCACTATGCCAAAACGGAAGAACGGCTTTTAGAACGCTTGATGTCGCTCCAAAAATAATCAGAGCGAACAAAGCACGGGACAAAAAGTGATATATTTTATTTGCCATAATTCATATAAAATCGTTTCCCGCATAGTACGCACTGTGAGTAGGCGGGCGGGAGACTAAATTTCGTAAGCTGTGCGCTTGTGCTGACAGAAATCTTTAGGCCAGACCACACCAGCAATTCATTAGGCGAATTGTCTGTAAATATTATACCACAATCCGTGCAAAAAGAAAAGCGGCAGACCCGAAAGCCTGCCGCTTTGTTTTGCCAAGAATCAAGCTTCAGAAAAAAACATAAGATTACGAGTATCTGTAGCAATTCCAAACTTCGTCGGATTTATTGTAAGCATCGTCTGGACACATCCCAATTTTCAAGGCCAATTGATTTGATGCCACATTATCTTTTCGAGCTATCCACAACAGTGGTTTATTATCAAAATCAGATCTATGAGCTGTATACCATTTAATTGCCGATTGTGCAAGATTCAAAGCGTATCCATGTCCTCGATAGTTTTTATCATTTCTTGTTGCAACCGCTACATCTATATATGAACATTCTTCAAATAGGTCAAAAAACGCAACAGGAGTGTCGTCACTGATTTTTAAGAATCTTTTTATAACATATTCTCCTGCTGTAATTGTTAGATATTCATCGTTGTAAACACCAAGCATCCGCTGTTCCTCTGAAGATAGTGTTTTAACGATGTTATCTACAAGTGGTTTTGTTTTTGCTGTGACTTTTGCTCTTTGTTTATAAATATTATTTTTGTTCGTCATAAAACCCTAATTCTTCAGAAATTACGCTTCACTCCTTCCAAATAGAATTTATGAAGCATTTTTTCGTATTCACATCTACACTGTGGGCACAAATCCGAGACAACACCCTCGCCTTTCAAGCTCCATTTTTTATCATCAGGAACGTAATAACTTGTGACATTGTTTGGAAATTCATAATTCAAAGGCACTTAGGTCGTACAAATAGTATATTGCACATCCAGCATTTTATCAATGCCTTTCAGCCGGTAGCCTATCGCCGTCCGACTGTAATGCGTCTGTGCTGCAATGTCCGGCAGCGGAAGCCGCTCAACGTACCGCAGTAAGGCTATCTTACGGTCTACCCTCCCAAGCGGTGCGCTTTTGATGGCGGCGGTCATCTGCTGTCGGTCAAGCCCTCGCAGCGCAGGGGGCAGCACCACGCGAGCCGCCGCCACAGACAGCACCGAGCCAAAAAGGCTGCGGCAGCTGTCCGGCGTTGCGCACCATATTGCCAATGACGGCGAAACGGTGACAAAACGTCACCAGTTTGTTGACATTGCCGAGATGGTATGTTTTCGTAAGGCCACGAAAACGTGCGCAGACCATTTTCGTGATGTCACGAAATTGCTCTTGTGCGGCGAACATCCCGGTGACGTCACCGAGATGACGGTATGTAGTGCTTGCCATGATATCACTCCTTATTGTGAACAATGAGATAACGAATTGCGGAAATTTTGACGATAACGCTATCATTCGGGTTGTTTTGTTGCACACCGCTGAACGCAACGTATTCGCCATTTAGCCACAAAATATTTCCTTCCAACCGCATGAGCCATTTTCCGCTGCCATCGAAATCAGCGGCATGATTATCCAAGTCGATTTCGAGGTAAAAGCCATCGTTCTGTTTTGCAAAGTATTTTTGCAGAACAGAAGTGATTTCTTTCGTACTCATGTTTTCGGAATCGGCAATGACTTTGATGTAGTGATAATGAAACATTTTTTTGTCTCCTTACTCCTTGCTATCCAAAACGGTTACTGCGTACACGCGGAGGCTTTCCAACTTTTCGATAACGACACTATAAGTTGCTTCCGTCGCGATGTGTGCGATGCGCTCCAGCTCGTTGCTCTCTTTTGATGCAGCGATAATTTCATCCGCAGATACGCGTTTCATGGATTCAATCAAATCGAGCAAATCTTCGACATTTACTGCATTCATATCATCGTTCCTTGCTTAGTGCCGCTTTCATGTAGCTCATAAATTACCCCTTGTTGATGGTAGGCTTCTTTTCTGCAAGTGCCTTTTTCATCATTCTGACGGCTTTTTCGATCACACTGTCCAGCACTTCATCGGTGATGAAAGGCTTCAGCCAGTCCGGCAGTGCGCCGCGCAGCGCGGCAAAGACCTGTGCCTTTTTCTTTGCGCCCTGGCCGCTGCCCATGATGCTGTCCTCGGCGATGGTCACGAGCTCCAGTGCCCACTGCTTGACGTACTGCTTGTAGCCCAGCCGGATGGCACCAACGGCCAGCGCGGCAAAGCCGATGAGCATCAGTACCAGTGCGATGGGTGCGGGGATAAAGTTAAACATTGCTTCCATGATTTGTTACTCCTTTCAGTAGGTAGTTGTTAATATCGGATTTGCTTTTTTGCATACCTTCGCGGTTGTTGCCGGACAGCTGCGAATCCAAAAGATTTTGCACGCCAACAAGGACGAGACGCATCTCTTCATCGAGGCCGTCAAAGCGGCGCAGGTCTCTTGCAAGGGCCTGTGCGTGCTGAAGCTGTCCCTGTTCCAGCACGCCAAGTCTTTTTTCGAGCGTATCCATTCGCTTGTTCTGCGCATCGTCGGGGGCCTGCGCCTTCTTGATGTACTTATGGATGATTTCCAGCACCTTGTCGATGGTGATGGCCGCAGCGCACAGGCTACCCAAGATGCCAAGCACCCACAGGAGAGCTTCTTTTTCGGTCATTTACCCTCCCGGAGACGGGTCAGACCCTTCTTGCTGATGATGCCCGCATAGTCCTTGTATGCGTGGGACATGTCCACGTTGGTGGTCACACCGGGTACACGGGCCTTGCTGGTGTACTGCCACATGCCAAAAGACCAGCTGGGTGCGGGCTTCTTCGTGCGGTAGGCAGCCAGCCACACGTCGTAGGGCTTCAGCGCCGCGCCGCCCATGTACAGGAAGGTGCTGCCGAACCACAGGCCGGTGTAAAGCAGAGCGTACACGCCCCAGCTTTCCACCGTGCTCAGCATGTAGGCCGTCAGGTCGGTCAGCGCGGCCTTGCCAAGCGGCTTCTGCACTTCGTCCTCGATGTCCACGGCCACCGGCAGCTCAAAGCTCCGGCCGGTGAGCAGCTTCTTGAAGTACGCCAGCTCCTTGTCAGCCTGCTCCCGGTTGACCGCCTTAAAGTAGCCATACACGCCGCAGGGGATGCCCAGCCGCTTGCATTCTGCGTAGTTGCGAGCAAACTGCGGGTCAGTGTATGGCGCACTGGGTCTGCCCTCCGCGCTGTTGCCCATGGCGCGAATCATCACGCCGTCCACCTTGCCGCTTGCCTTGACCTTCTCCCAGTTGATCGTGCCCTGATATCGGGATACATCCATGATTTCAGCCATAGCGTCCTCCTTACTGTACGATCTCCTCAAAGCCGCTCTTGATAAGAATTGCCTTGACCTTCTCCTTCAGCAGGCGGGGGCAACGCTCGTACAGAGCCTTTGCGTCCTCCATAGTCTCAGCAGACATAATTTCCTGTGCCCATAACATTGCCATCATACGTACCATCCTTTCTAGTTTTTGTGTGATTTTATGCATAAACAATCTCGCTCATTTCAAGCAAGCACTGTTTCAACATCTCGTTTTCTTTTTGCAGCGCCGCTACCGTCTCCGGCAGCTTCTCTCGGGCTTCGGCCTTTTTGCGCTCTTCTTCCTGCGCGGCCAGCTCTTCGGCGGTGTAACGGATGTATTTCTGGATGGGCACCTGTTCCACCCATTCCTCCTGCGCCTGAACGCCGGGGCGGTCAACGATCTTCTGCACGTCCTTGCCACCGTTCGGATACTCGGTCACTGTCTCCCAGTGCCACTGCTCCTCCACGCCCTCTACGGCGGGGTGGGTAATCTCTTCGGTGCTGGTGGTCAGGTAGCCAAGGGTCAGGTCGGGGTTCTCCACGACCGCGCCGGTCTCGTCAATGATCTTCATGGTTCAAAACCTCCTTTCTCAGGCCACGCGCCGCCAGATGTGCACATAGTAGGCGGCAGGCTGCACGGTGGCGCTGCGGCCGTAGATCGGGTTCGAGCGGGAAGCGTCGAAACAAAGGTCTTTGCCGGGGGTGCTAGTGCCTGAAGCAGCCCAGTCGTAGGATTCTCCACCTCCATAAAATGCACCGTATGCATTTGGTTTATTGACGCTATAAAAACCAGCTTGCTCATCTGGGCCAGCACGGCCCGTGATGTTGGGCAGACCGGCCTCCACGGTGGTGCCCGCTGCGTGGGCGTAGGACGCACCCATCAGCACCCGGTTCTGCGCAATCTCCTGCCATGTACCGCCAAACAGTGCGGCGGGACTGGTGTAACTGGTGCTCTGGTAGATGCTGCCCACTGGGTAGGCAGTTAGTTTGTCCACTTCCGGGATTACAATGTCAACACTCAGCGTACCATCGTCGGCCACAGAAAGTCCACTACCAACCTTGATTCCGCCGAGTGTTGTGGATGTGGCCGGGCGAATATTCAAATTCTTTAGGGCTTCGCCAACAGCCTTTGCGTCAGCCGGAGCGCCCTCGACGCTTAGCGTCTTGTCGGTGCGTACAATAGCCGCAGCCCTGTCCGCTTCAGCTTTGGCAGAAGCGGCAGAGCTTTCCGCGCTCTTTGCGTCTGCGGACGCTGACTGTGCGTTTTTGACTGCGCTGGTGGCGGCAGAATTTGCGCTAGATGCAGCCGAAACGGCTTCTTCTTTTGCGTTAATTGCTCCCGCAACGGTACTAAGTTCATTAAGAGTAGCCGCATTGATTGGCGTTCCTTCTTTTGTTGGTTCGTCATTTCGGATAAGAGTGACAATTTCGGATGTTCCATCCGACTTTACCATTGTCCACCGACCCGGGTATTTCGCCACACGGTCTTCAAAAACCATATTGTCCATCTCCTGTCATATATTCGCCGGAAAACGTAACGTACGTTTTAGCAAGCGTTTCAATGTCGAACAAAATTTGCTCGATTTTATTCATCGTTGAAAAATCGAGTTTATTCATGCTTTCTGGCGTGTCTGCAATGCCAGATGGGCCAGAGCATTTAGCACGAATGGAGTTGATGTTGGAAAGCCAGCGTGTTGCATCGGAGACTTTCATATATCCATCGACTGTCCAATCAGTCCGAACAGAAACAGACGCGCCAACAATGGAGCCAAGCTCTTGAATGCCGGATTCTATGCGGTTAAAATCCGTATAGCTTAAAGCGCCCTTCATTCCGGCAAGCCATTCCGATTGTTCGGCTTTTGTCCACGTGCCTGTTCTTGCCTTTGCGGTAATTTCTTTCACGCGGTCAACATCTGATTGCGTGCGGTCTGTAATCCAACGAGCCATAAATTATTCTTCCTCAACTCTGTTTTGATACCCGATAGGCAAATTGCTCGGAACGGTAAACATGTAATGATAGCACTTGCGGCCATCGTTGCCAGAACCGATACAGTCATAAAAAAATAATTCGTCTTCGTCATCATAACTGCCAAGATGTGCTCTGTCCCAATACTTTGAAACAACGATAGAACGATAATAGATATCCCCAACAGAAGGGCCCATGCCCCAATATTCAAGATGGGTAACGGGAGTTCTCGTCCACTGCTCATACGGGTTGTAATCGTCTCCGATCATAAAAAAAGGATTTTTCAAAAGTTCTTTTGCTGTAGGGAGCGGGCTTCCTTCTACGTTGCATCCATAACCCCAAATTTCGTTAATAGAACTACTGTTATCAGGAAATCCGTAGTATATTTCTTTTGCGGAAGGTAAAAATATACTGCGAGATAGAGTAGACACAGCAGAAGGTACGTAATTGTTAGAATCATTTTTTTTGAACGCTGGGGTATAATAAAAAGTAGTTTTGCCGATTTTTTTCTGCATGAAATCAGAAAAAGAATTTTTTATGTTTCCGTTCAATAAGGCATCAATACTGCTGGTCGAATACTCTGCGGGAGTTGTCATTTTACTATCCCACGCAATGTTTTCTGTTTTCGCGTCTTTAAGAGCAAGAAGCGTTCTCCCTTTGCCATTTAATTCTGGCTCGTAATTATGCTTTGAGACAAGAAAAGCGGTATAAGCGCCAGCGACGGAGATGTAAACGGTATCGCCTTCTTTGAGGTTGGAAATCTCATCCGCAATCGCAGTAGCATTGCAAGAAGCAGAAAGGCTCGCAACTGTAGCTGTAATCGTTGCATTTCCGCTGTGTAAATACGTAACGTTGCAGACAGATACGCCGCGTTCGTTCTTGATGACATTCAGCTCAACGATACCAGCGGGAGATGCATTCCAAACAATAACAGGGGAATCGGCAGATGCAGGGGTAAGCGTTGCAGTGAGCGTGATCGTGTCGGAAGGATGTAAGTAAATCTCAGAAGCATCGATTTGTAACGAATCAACATCTTCAATCATATACCCGGTAACGGAGCCCTTGAAGCTACCATTAAACGTGTAAGAAACATCCGTGATCAACAAGTTAGAAGAATATCCAAACTGATGATTGAGCTTGACAAAATCAAGAGCATCGTTGTGTGGGCTGGCACGATAAGACAGGGTAGCTTTTCGACGATTAGAAAGCACTTTATAGCTTTCAGTTAGAACATTCTTTGGCTGGGAGACGACGGAAGAAGAGATAAGCGCATTATTTACACTTTGCGTAACGCCATCGCCAGTAGCACCATTCGGATACAATGACGAAACTCCATTTAGAGAGTAAGAGATGTTTTTTAACTTATTAGAAAAAGTGATTTCCGGATACTGATAATCATTGATTTCAGTGATTTCATAAATGTCGGACTTGTTTTCAGGAAGGTACGGAACCCGGTCAATCCGAATCTCACCGTTTCTTGTCTGATACAAAGCCATACCGGCTGCGTTAGCAGAAAGCTGTAGCACATCAGCGTTTTTATACGAAGAATTTCCGTTGTTAAAATCAGCTGTATAATCCTTCAAAGATTCATTGATGTAATAGCTGATACCGGAAACATCAAGAAGTTCCAAAGCGTCATAACACATTTCGTATAAAGTTCCGCTTTTCCTTCCGGTATATAGTGAATCGATTAAAAACACCAAAGCATCTCGAGCTTCAAAGGAAGCGGTAATGCCATTAGAAGGAATGTTCCAACTAGAAAGGTAAAACTTACCTCCGTTAATCCATTCAGTCTGTCCGTCCAAGTCCATGCCATACTTTACAAAAACAGCTTGGCGTTCATACAGATACTTGTAGAGACCGTCTGGGTTGATAGGATTCCATTTTTGATCGCTGTTATCAACGGAAAAAGAAATTGAATCCTTGGAAAGTTGACCGGAAATTGGGTCTCGCTTTGATTTATGGGAATACGACAGAAGGTCTGTTTTGCTAAATTTCACACGTTGTCCAAATTCCACTTGCGAGATACGAGCTCTTCGGTTTGGAATACACCATTCAAGAATTTCAATAATAACCAAATCATAATTGGAAATCTCAAATTCAATTGAAGTTTCGGCGGAATCGTTGTTGTCAATTTGCTTTTCCAAAAGAAGAGCGGTTCCTTTGTAAGCGGAAACTTTAAATGATTTTGCCCATTCATTTAAAATTTCAGACCAAATGATTGTCAGACCCGGTATTTTTTCTTCGTGGCTTTTACTAAAAGAAAATGTGATGGTTGGATGATTGGAGCTTGATACGCATTCACCGCTTACATAGCCGCATTCTTGATACGGTTCAGAATTCGGGACGATATCAAAGCTTCCATCTAAAACCCAAAAATTAGTTTCAGCAGTCGCGTAATTTCCAGAAGTGGAAATGTCCAGGTCGGTGATGGATGCCGCATTACTAAACACGGTTTGCGAACCTGAACTTGCAATAGCGTCCGTTTGCGCCGCATCATCAGCTGCATGATAAGTAATCTGAATAAAAGTTTCGGGTACAAGCGTATTATTATATTGTGAAAGCCACTTATCGGACGGCTTTACAGACATATAAAATCACCACCTTTAGACCTCAACCAGGCTCAAAGAACAATCCGTCCAGCCCATCACATTTCCGGTGTTTGGGCCCCTTCGCCACATTCCGGCTGTTCGATCGGAAACATACATCTGACGTGTGGAATAAGAAGCTGTTGCTTGATTGTAAAATCGTACCGTGCAATAAAAGTTTGTAGTGAATGGGCCGATGACGGAAGCCCATTGTTTTGCGGTAAGGTATTTCCACTTAAGAGCCACTTTTGCAACATCGTGTCGAACCACAGAGCCAACAACCTTGCCTTGCACGTTTCGGCCAGAATCAACGATGGTTGAAGTCGTTGCGCTATAAGAGGAAGGCTCTGGCAAATCTACGCCGTTCACTGATACAAGAGCTTGCATAATTCACCGTTCCTTCCTTAATAGCTATACACTTCCGTCCCCATGATTTGCACGCCGCGGTCAGCCTGCTGCTTTTCAACCGAAGCGGTAATCTGCTTTCCGTCAATGAACAGCCTGACTTCCTTGCCGCCGGTAATTTCGTCACCATAGCGCTGGAAAATATCAAGAAACGCATTATAGCAGCCGTTGTAAACCGCGCCTTGCAGGGCGGAAGAGCTTGTTGACCCGGATGATGTATTGCTGTAGTATCCATTTGCAGAAGTGGTGGAACCTGTAGAAGCATCGTATTCAGGGGTTCCGACGTAAGAAGAATTGTCAGTTGAATATTTCCCACCGAGATTGCTCACAATACCCGCAATCGCAGCGCCTAAGGCAATTGCGGCCGCGCCCACAATAAGCGATACAGGAATGCCGAAAACTGTAGACGAAAGCGCACCGGCAATAGAAGTAAGAAGGCCAACAAACGCAGAGCCAACACTTCCAATCAAGCCGCCCATTGCAGCAAAAATTTCAGGGAAAGAGCTTACAAGACCACCGAAAAGGCCTTGACTGATCGCAGTGCCAGTGGTAGCTAAAGGCACCTTCAACGCGCTAATTGATGTAGAAATCGTAGTTCCAAGATTGGAAACGCTCTTTACGATTTTTCCAAAATTGCTTGTTATGCCGCTCCAGATAACCTTGCCAACTTTTAACGCTTCGTTAAACAAGGTTTTGGATGCATCCTTCAAAATTCCAGCAATGTTGGAAATAAAGCTTTGTGCATATGCTTTTACCTGATTTCGGTTGCCTTCTCCCATCGCCTGCCAGATAATAGCAGCGGCAGTTGTACCAATTGTTTTTAAGTCGCCGTTCTGCACAGCATTCCAAAGATTCTGCACTGTGCCGAAGAAGTCATTCTGCAAGCCGGAATCAAGTTCTTGCCACTTGCTGTCCAGACCATTGAAGAAACCATCAACAAAATTCGTTGCAGTGGTCGCGCCATAGTCAATCATCTCGTTGCCCTTCTGTTGAACAACGTTTGCCAGATTGGTCATAGCTTGTTCAACATAAGAAAGTGCTGCAGTGATACCGTTTGCAAGGCCTTGATCGACATAAACGCCGATTTGGTGAAACACTTGCGAAGGAGAATGAATTTCAAGCGCATCTTTGAAGCCATTGACAAAACCATCAGTGAAGCTCTTAATACCATTTGTAACGGTACTCCATGCATCTTTTAGGCCGTTGATTAGGCCATCCCAGATGAATTTGCCAAGCTTTCTCAATTCGTCAGGAAGCTTTTTGAACTCACCGACAATAGACGAAATGATTTTTGGAACTTCAATAACAACGAAAGCTATCATGCGCTCCCGCCATTTAGAAATAACGTCAAGAGCTTTGAGAATTGCAGTCCAAATATTTCCCGGCAGTTCTTCAAAAAACTTAACAACAGACGAAACGATTTTTGGAACTTCGGTTGTTACAGTAACGACCATGTTTCCAACCCACTCCCCGATTTTGCCGACGGCAAATCCAAGGGCATAGCCGATTTTTTCAGGAAGAGAGCTGAACCACTCGCCAATGCTATTTATGACATCTCCAACCTTTCCGGGAAGAGAAGTCATAAAATCAATGGCCGCATTCCACTTGGTAACGATAATTTGCTTGATGGCTTCAATGCGCTGCTCAAAAACATTTTCGACATAATGCATTTTAATGTCGGCTTCTGCAGCAGCATCTGTTTTTTCACCGCTCTCTTTAGCGCCCCATTTGATACCAGCCCAGTGAAGAACAAGGCCAATACCGACACCAGCAGCGGCAACGGCTCCAGCAACAGGAAGGCTTGCGCCAACAAGCAATGCAACGCCAGCACCAGCAACACCGCCAAAAATTCCCATCAAAGCAGCAATGATGGTGTCAAGAACCGGAAATTCTTTCAGCTTTTCGCCAAGAGAGAATGTAATTCCCGCAAAGGTAATAAGACCTGCAAGACCGATAGAAAGCGTTGCGGCTGTACCAGTGGCTACCCCAAGATTGGTAAGTAGTGTGATACCAGTAATAGAGCCGAATGCCGTTGTTAAAGCAGCCTGAATCCATGTGCTTGCATCGCCAAGATTGGCTTCGCCGGTACCAAGCGCATAAGTAAGACCTGCAAGGCTTGCCACAAAAGCGATACCCATGCCAAGCGTAATGCCATCCGCGCCCATTGTGCGCCAAAGAACAAAAGAACCAAACGCAGCAGACACCACTTCACCTAAAAGCTCAAGAGGGTTTCCAGTAGAAGCGTAACCTTTGGCAAAGCTAAATACCAACGAAGCTTCAATAACAACAGTCGCAATTGAAAGAGCCAGCTTTTGCAAGTCAGTCATTTTGGAGATTGCGGTCGCAACATCTGTCAAAAAATCAACAATTTTCCACAATGCAAGCGCAGCAGTGACAGCGCCGATGATGGGGAGCATATCCTTGATTTTCTGCTTAATAGCATCGATCTGCTTTGCGAACTCTTCATTGTACTGCTTGAACATATCGTAGCCGGACAGGTCTACATCGCCCAAGATGTTTCCAGCAGATGCGCCGCTGCCAGAACCAGAACTTCCCTGTGTGGGGTCAATGATGTTCAGTTCATCAAAGCCCATCGTGTAGTCCTTGAGGGCTTTGGCGGCTTTCTTTGTCGAATCGGCCGTGTCATCCATTGCGTCACCGATGCCACCAACGCTGTCAGCGCTTTTAGTGAAATCAGTAAACACGACCTTCACACCCATCAGCTTTGCAACCCACTGGACAAATTCTCGGATAAGTTGGACGGCCGCAATCAGCGGGGGAAGAATGGATTTCATGGCAGGGTAGAGCAGAGAGCCAACAGACTTCGCCAACATATCTAACTGCGCTTTCAGAATCTTAATCTGGTTCGCAGGGCTTTGGATGGTCTGTGCAAGGTTGCCCTGCACATTGGCAGTCTGCTTCATAATGGCAATGTAACGCAGAACCGCCTTATCCGCCTGAGACAGACTAGAAACCTGCTTGTTAAAGCCCAAGGCTAGAAGCTCCTGCTGCAACCGTGCCTGAGACAGGTCAACGCCCAAACGGCGAATAGGCTCAATCTCGCCAGAGATTGCGGAGGACATTGCGGTAAAGGTCTCTGCAACGTTTTTGTTCCAATAGGAACCTTCGTCATAGGCAAGCTGGGTCAGATTCTTGGACAGAATATATGCTTTGTCGCTGGTCAGACCAAACGAAGTGCCCAAGCTCTGGATGGTAGCCATGTAGGTCATCGCTTTGGTCGGATCAACGCCAAGCAAACCCTGCATCTTGCTAATGAGCGTATCGGCTTCACCGCTCAGATTGCCCATAGCATTATGGAACAAGTCTGTTGCTTCATAGAAGTCGTTAAACTTCGCAACAGCGTTGCCAAGATACTCGGCGATAGCTTTCAACGAAACCAGCTTTGCCATGTTCCGCATAAAGCCGTTCATCTGATTGGACAGACTGAGATAGCTCTTGCGCTGCTTTTCGTTGGCAGCAGTCACACGGTTAGCCTGTGTAACCACCTTGCTCAACTGCGGAGGGAGCTTCGCAAAAGCGTTGCCCACCTTGTCAAGCTGAGATGCAAGGGGAGCAAGAGCAGCAGAAATCTTCTGACAAGAGCTTGCAAAAGAATCAAGGTCAGTCGCTTTCAGCTTGTCGGTCAGGTCAGGAACCTTTCCGATCGCATTGAAAGCACTGCCAAGAGCTTTAAGGTTCGATGCATCCAGAATGGACAGCGGAGCCAAAGCGCTAGTGAGCTGAGTAATGCTCCCGGACATGGAGTAAAAGTCCACGCCGTTCAAACCAGACACAGCCGCTGGAATCTTCTTGATTGCATTCACGACCGTGTTAATGCTCTTTGCGCTTGCAGTCGTGTTGACATTGGAAAGCCCATTCAGAAAGCTGGTGATTTTGTCCAGCCCGGACATTCCGGCAGATGCCTGTTTCAGCGTTGCAATGGAACCGGACAGCTTGTCAAGGCTGTTTACAACCTTTGTGACGTTGCCTTTCGTCCGCAAATTAGAAATGGCGGTAGCGAGCTTGTCGATATTAAGCTCTGCGCCCTGCGATTCCGCAGAAATCTCTACGGATAAGCTCGTAATATCAACATCAGCCATCACTACCACCATCACTTTCCATCATAGAGAACATCGTTCTCTTGATTCGCTCCTGCGCCTCAACTGCGCGTTGGTATTCATACTCGTCTTTCTCCTTTTGGGTAAGGGGAAGCGGTCTATCCATGTACTTGATAGGCTTAGACCCTTTCTTTCGGAACATATTGCCAACCGTAGAGGAAAGCGCAGATGCCATGTAAAGGCCGTTTCTCCACGCTTCTGTGTTGGCTCTGCGTTCCCGCAGCTCCTCTGCGTCACGGTAGACCTTCGCTAGCCAGACATCGCCGTACCAAAACTGGTCATAGGTCATGCCGATGGAGATGTAATAGGCTTCTACATCATGGAACAGCTTGGAGAAGGAGAATGGCTCTCCCTCTTCGTCTGCTTCCTGAGATTGTGCAGTTACACAATCTCCCACCTTGCGTTTTTTGCGGTCTTGTCCTCAGTGTCAGTTGCCAGCAGGGACTTGGAAGCATCCACGAACATCTCAAGCAGAACGCCCATAAGGTCTTCCTTATCCTCAATGTGCTGGAACATCTCATCAACGACCTTGCGCTTGATGCCCTTGTTCCGTGCAATGAAAGCACCGTAGAACAGGGCACGGGAGTTGGACAGCAGATTGGTCATCTGAGTGTACTGGCCAATCTGAAAACCTGCACGTTCGGTGGCTTCCACGCTGTCACGGGTGAAGGTCAGCTCGTAAGTGTTCTTACCATCGGGGGAATGAAAGTTGATAACCTTAGTAGCCATAATAAATGCTCTCCTTTATAAATAGGGGCAGAACCAAATCCGTTGTTCAGTTCTGCCCGGTTTGATTGATTCGATTTTTTCGGTTTAGCCGCCAGTAACAGTCAGGGTCTCGCTAAACTCAGGCTTCTTGGTGAAGATGCAGTTGATGGTCATTTCCACAACCTCGTCCACGCCAAAGCCAGACAGACCAACCTGATGCATACCCTGCCAAGTGAAGCCGGAGCCGTCCTGCATCTTCAGGGCGTAGTACTTCACGGCGTTGCTCTCGGAAGTCTCATCATAGCCAGCGGCCTTGACCTTCGTATAGTCAGCCTTGTTGTAGTTAGCGGTGAAAGACTTGGTGTCGCTCTGGATGATGCCAAAGATGTTGACCTGCATGGGGTCAGACAGGGTGGTGGCATCCAGAAGGTTCGGCTCAGAGATCAGGTCGGGCACATCCTTGATGTCGCACAGTTTCGTCAGAGCGGTTGCGCTGTCGCCACAATACAGGGTGGTATTCAGACCGGAGATAGCAGTACTCATAGAATGTTTACCTCCTTAGTTTCGGTAAATCATTCCGTCCTCTCCGATTGTTGCCCCATAGCTGCAATCAATCCGATAGACGGAATTGTTGTACAGCCCATTCAACGGGGCAAACGATTTGCGATAAAATTTAAGCGGTTCAAGAACAGAATCCACGATGCCAACAATGGAGCGTGCTTCTGCAATGCGCCCGGTGTTCTTATTGGAGTAGACCCGCACACGAAGGGAAACGGCAGCGTACTTGCTGTGTCCAGCAGAATCAATGTGCACAGGAAGGTTGCTGTTTTCCTCTATCTGCACACACGGAAACTTCTTAACGTTGCTGTCGTTGATTTCACCAGTAACGAAGATGCCGGGCGCTTGCTTTCGCAGCTCCTTAGCAACAGCCGTGAAGATAGAATTGAAATAATCGATCAACTATTCCAAACCTCCCTCCACGTTGCTTCGACCTGAGAAGCCATTTCCTCAACAGCCCCCCACATAGCCATAGCTGGCTCGTTGCCGTCGGTGTAATTCAACTGACCTTTGCCGTCCACTTCCTTAACAGGAGTGCCAGCATTGCCAGATTCACCGTAGTAGTACCAGCGCTTGTGCTGTCCGTTGCCTTTTCCGTATGTTCCGTGTTCACCAACGCCGTCAGGAAGTTCACCGCCATAAGCAGAGTGCATAACGCCAGTGCCAAACTCGATGAACGCAACTGCCTTTCCGTGCGCTACGATTGCAAAGCCATTTGGCGTTTGTACCGGGTCGTGCTCAACTGTTACGTCATTGTCGCCAGCATACTGTGCGTTAGCAAACCGTACAGTCGCAACGTCAATGCCTTTTTGCGCTAGCGCCTTTGCAAATTCCTGCGCCTTTTTGTTCAGGGTGGTCTTGTACTCCTGTATCTGACGTTCCGCATCACGAAGTCCGGCATCGCTCAACCTCACTTTAATTTTCACTTGCAGCCACCTCTTTCAGCGCATACAGCGTATCCGTGATATGCTCTGCGACCTTGACCACAGTGTAATTGAATGGCTTTGAAACGTCTGTCTGAAACCAGACGTGCGTACCTTCATAAAGCGGTGTGTTGCGCTTTTTGCTGGACGAACTAACAACGTAGCTGTAATCCGTGAACGCTCCAAAAGGGTTTGCTTCCGCAGAACCAGTAGGAGGACTGACATTCAGCATCAGCTTTGCGGGTTCGCTCCACGATTCGTATGCGGATTCGCCAGTCTCGTTTCCCCACTCGTCCACAACAGGCGTTTTTTCGCCAACAGGGTTCGAATACCACAGCGGGCGTTTATCCAGCGGGCTTCCATTGAACATCAGCCGATAACACCTACTCTCGGAACCACTTCATTTAGCAGGGATTGTGCCACATCGGAGCTTTCCCACACACGAGTAATGCCGTTGTTGGTGTAGCTCGTCTGTCCGTTTGCGCCGATGTGGTTATACAGTTCCGCTGCAATGCGTATCTGCAACGACTGATACTGCAAGGGCAGCTCGTCCGGTCTGTTGCCGAAGGGGTAGCCCTGTGCAAATATCTTGTCTTTGGCGAAATCAAGCAGCAGGTCGAAGAGTGGGTAGTCCTCGTCCGTGATTTCACGGTCAAGCGCAGGGGAGATGTACTGCCCCAGTTTGACTGCCACTTCGGAATACTGATCTCCCATGCTGCTTTCCTCCTTTCGCCTTAGTAAGCCTTGATGCAGTACACAGCGTCCATGCGCTCAAAGGACGGCAGGACGATTTCAGAAGCATAGACGTTGGCGTTGACCGGATGAATGGTCAGCTCAGTAGTAATGGCAACGCCAGTGTTCACGATGGACACGGATGCGCCGGACTGACCAGACAGCAGGTCTGCTTCCTCAGGGGTAGTGCCGTACCAAGTGCTGCCCAGAGCGCCGGAAGGAGCAACGACCACCATGCCATCGGGCAGGTACTTTTCGCTTGCACTGTACTGGTCTGCCTTGAACATCTTGTCATACAGATGGATGGTCAGCCCAGTTGCGGACTCGATAATCTGCCGTGCTTCGGCATCCAGCAGAACAGCGTTTGCCTTTGCGGTGACGGTCATGAACCGATTCTTCACCTCGTCCGCAGCAATCATGTTGCGGAAGGTGGCGGTGTTCATGTACACTTCGGTCACGACCTCGCCAACGCTTGCCAGAACAGCATCCTTTGCGGCGTTCAGGTCAGCAATGGGGGTGGCGGTGGCAACGTTCCACTTGGACTTTGCGACAGAGACTTCCTTGTAGTTGGTGGACTTCCAAGTGCCGTCCGGGTCGTAATTGTAGGTGTAGTTCACGCCGTTTGCCTTGATGGTGATGCCGGGAATGCCATTGGCAGGAGCCAGCAGCTGCCAAATCATGCGCTCAGGAACGATACGAGCGCCAGTGATAAGCTGTGCGGTGTCATCGTACAGACGGTTCATCACATCACGGGCATAGGGGTCGTTGCTGTCCAGAACACGCAGGATTTCCTGACGGTCTTTCTCGCCCAGATGGTAGCCCTCGCGGAAGAACGGCATCTCGGTCTCATCGAACTTGAAGCCCTCACGGGTGCGGAACGTAGCCTTTGCGTCAAATGCGCTGGGCATCAGGGAAACGCCAACGCCCTTGTGACCACGCAGCCACTTCAGGTCGAGACCGGCCTTCTTCTTGGCGGGAAACAGTGCATCAGATGCAAAGGGCATCGCATTGGTGGGGTCATTCGTCCAATAGGCGGCAATCGCAGCCGGGGCAAAGACTTCCTTAAGATTCAGTGCCATGTTGTTTTACCTCCTATTAAGCGTTCACGCTGATGTTGTCACGGCAGAAGATGCCAGGAATGGCAGTCTTGAGCGCAGTAATCGTATCAGAATCATAGGTGAAGCCAGAGCTTGCGGTAGCCTTTTTGGTGTCGATAACGCCACGAATCAGCAGGGAAGCATTGGGGTTCTCTGCCGGGTCAACGTCATACAACAGAATGCCGTCTGCGGTGGCAGAAGTTGCCTTCTTGCCAGCCAGCGTCATGGGATAGCCAGCCTTAACCGCAGCAGCTTCGGTCACGGTAAAGGGGATGGCGGTGTAGTCATTGGAAGCAAGGATGGTATCGTTGATTCCGTTGACCGTGTTTCGGGTAAACTTCATGTTTTCCTCCTTGTTAATGGAAAGCACTCATTGCGTCACTCGATGCCTTAGAAACATTTGCGTTCTGCTGTGCAAGGCTCTTAGCAAATGCCACGCCTTCGCTGTCAGAGCCGCCCTTGCCATCCGCACCCGGAGGTGTGGGCATATCCTTCAGCAGGGAAGCCTTGTAAGCGGTGTCGTGGGCGGTCATAAATTCCGACTGGAACTTAAACACCTTGTCCATGTCACCGTCAGCCAGTGCAGACGCAGCCTTATTAGCAAGTTCAGCGTCATAACCCTGTGCAACGAACTTCTCACGGTAAGATGCAAGGGTCTTTTCCTTGACGAGGTTTTCCTTGTCGGCAGTCAGGGCTTCAATCTGTTTCTGCATCTCTGCCAGCTTGTCAGCCTGTTCCTGCGCGGCGTTCTCGTCATCGGTACGCTTTGCCTTGAGCTGCTTCTTGTATTCAGCAGCTTCGCCATTGGCTTTTGTCACGGCGTTGCGTAGCTTCTCAACCTCTGCGTTAGGGTCTGCAACCTTTTCAAGCGCAGAGATGATTTCATCGGCGGTCATACCCTCTTTGTAGGCATCACCAAGCAACACATTGAGTTTCATATCGTTAATTTCCTCCTGCGTTTTTTTACCGTTGCTTCCCTGCAACGCTGCGAAATTTGTATCCCGGCTTCCCTGCCGGAATATATCAGCCCGCTTATGCGGATTGATTTTTAGTTGATTAGTTCCCCTGCGCCGTTGTAAACCAGTTCCTGCTTCGCAACATCAGGAGCGGCGAAAACGGTCGGAACAAGATAGGCCGGAACGCCATACAACTTTGCAGCATCAACTTCTACAGTACAGCCGTTATACCGAAAGGCGTTATCGCCGCAAATGCCGATAAAATAATCAGCCTGTGCGAGAAGTTCAATGCTTTTGCCAAGATACCAAAGCCCTTCGGTTTTACACTTAGGTGGATTATCCTCGATATAGGTAGGGATAACCTCAAGGCTTTCACCGTACACTGCTTCGGCAATCTTGTGCAAACGGTCAAACGTCATCCGAATATTTTCTTCCGACCGATTCTTCATCGGGCAGGAAATAAACAGCTTCTTCATTTTTGCTCTTCTTCCTTTGCATTAGTCTGTTCGCCAACCATTTTGCCGTTGTTGGCAATATGGTCTGTCGGCTGTTCCTGCGGCTTCGGTGCTTTCCCGTCCTCGCCCAACTTGCCAGCGGCAATCAGGAAGGGCTTGCTCATTTCATAAGCAGCCTGTGGGTCAGGGAACAGACCGGGCGTAGTGAACGCCAGCTGCGGGTCAATGCTCTGACTGAGCATCTGCGCGAAAATCTGAACCTTGCTCTGCTGGTTATCGTACTGACGGCGTGGCAGTTTGATGTTGATGTCACTTGCCATCAACTTAGAACCAGCCGTATCACGCAGGATTTTCAGCATTACAGACAGGCTCTGGCGTTCAGCGAACTTGAACATATTCTCGTACTGCTGCGCTCTTGCTTCGGTGTGATTCCAGCCGTTACGGACAATAACTGCGCCAACGTTGTCAGATGTTGCATTCTCGCTGCCAGTGGCACTAGGCATGGCAGTCAGACTGCGGTATACATTCAACATGGAATCAAGCAGGGTCTGGCTCTGCTGCTGGTCAAGCTCATTTGCAAGCTGTGCGACCGAAGCTGGCTGACCGGAAGATGACTTCAGACACATTGCGCCCATAGCCTTAACAGCTTTTAAGGCTTCTTCGTCCACAAGGCAGTTAGTAAACACCATGATGGACTGGATGAACTGTGCCACACCGTCCAGACGGTTGCTTTCAAGGTCGTTGATGGCATCCAAGACGGGGATAGCGGGTTCAAACAAACCCATCCGCTCCGGGTTCAGCTTGTATTCGACCATCGGCAGCATTCCAAGGGAATGATTCTCCGACTTTGTGACTTTGCCGTTGTCGATTTCAAAGTACTGGTTTGGCGTGTACACGCAAATCAGGTCATTCAAATCGTTCTGATAATTGCGTGGGATATGTAGCACGTTAGCAATGGGCTTGTGACCGATGCCGGAGTTGTAAATCACATACGCCATATCCGGGTCAGGAACATCCACCAAAAGGGGCGTTTCGTCCGGGTAGTTGCCGTTGTACCCCTTGTCAGGAAGAACAATGCGGTATCCCTGTCCGCACTCCAACATCCACTGCCAGAGCCGCCGATCAAGCGCATCCTTGCCCTCATACTGCAAAGCATTGGACAGACGGGCGATTTCCTCACCGTCACCAGTTGCCGTTTCAGACCGCACATAAGAGCAAGGAGTGCCGCTCATGTAACCTGTGTAGAATCCCACGCACTCGTTGGCGTGGTTCTCTACAATGCGGTTGGTGATTTCAGCGTGGTACTCCTTCGTGCGGTGGAGGACAGGCTGGCTACCCAAGTAGTAGTTGTGCAGAAAGCGAATCTCGTTCTTGTTCAGCATATGAATAGGCTCTGCTTTACCCATGACCACTTTCAGCACGTTTGCCCGATTGATTTCCGTCTCCGGCGTTTCAATCGGTCTACGTCCGGTCAGCGGATTATTCAAAAAGCCGTCAACGACTATCTGATACTCAGCCATGCGTTCCTCCTTTCCGGCAAAATAAAAAGCGCAGCAAGAAAAACCTGTTAAGGTCTATCTCACTGCGCTTACAACTGCGCTTCAAAAGCTATTCAGTTTTTAAACTTTGGTACGGAGACCCATGTATCTTTTGGAAGGTTGGAATCTCCAATTGTAATCCAATGGCAAAGAGGGCACAGAAGTGAGAACTTACCTTCCACTTCGCCAAGATAACGTCCGCAATCACACGGATTTCCGTTTGCGTCTTTTCGAGGACGCTTGCATCTGACTTTCGCTACCATCTGTGCTCCTTTCGTTGGATTTCTGGAAACAGGCTGTTGAGCACAGACCTGTCAGAAGCTACTGGGAAACTGTTCGCACTTCCAGCCGTGCTATTCTTCGCCCGAAGAAAACCATTGCAGCCTTTACATTCAGTTGTCGGACAGACGTAAACGGGTAAGCTGCAATTTTGGTGCTGCATAATGGATTTGAACCAATGTATATCCGGTTATGAGCCGGATGCTCTAGCCTGACTGAGCTAATGCAACATAGAAACCCGGCTTGATTGGTTAACCGCTGCTCTTTGCAATGTCATGCCTAAACATCACATTGAGAGCCGGGAATAGCGGTGGAGGTTTTGGAGAATAAGTCCATGAAAAGCTAGGTGGTTGGTTGTGCTGCGTAACGGAATCGAACCGTTGCTTGCCAGCCATGGGGGAGACAGGCTGGCATTCCCCAATCAATCGGAAACGCAACATATAAAGTCCGGTGAAGGCGAAAGAGTGAGAAAACCTCCACCGGTGAAAGGAGGAATATGCTTGTTGACACGCACACGAGTAAAATGACAAAACCCCGCGTGCAAGCTATTCCTTTAAGGGAAGCTGCAAAACTTCCTGCGTACATTATAAGCCTTGTCAAGTGGTGAAATCAAATAAATAGACCCAGCGAACACAATATATTGTGTTTTTAATCAAAAAGGCCTCTTGACAGGCTCAATTTTACTGATTCCGTTATACAATTCATCGGCAAGCTGTGCCAGACTGTCCGGTGCATCATCGTGCGGAACTTTGCCAAGCTGCGTGAACATCGTCACCTGTTCCATGAACGCTTTGTACTCTTTTGACTGGTGTTTTTCGTCAAGGAAATAGAACCGTTTGATATCTGGAGCATACTGGATGATTCTTGACAGTTTGCTTTGTCCGCTTGGCGCACGCTGGCTACGGACAGAGCAGTGATACCCCTGCTGCCGAAGCTGACTGTCTACCACGTCACAATATTCGTCACCACCGTTGTTGGCTTCGCCACGCACTACGTTGATTTTGCGCTGGATGATTTTGCCCACGACTTCCGGTCTGGTCACGGTCTTATCGCCATTGTTGAACACAAGGTCAGGGATGAACACAGCATCTCCGTACACATAAGCGATAGGGCAGGCGGTAAAGTCACCGCCGCCCCATGCAATATCCATGACCATAAGCTTGCGATCAGGCTCACCGTCAGGCAGAACGCCGTTGAAATACCGCAGTTCATCGGCAGGGAACAGCAGACCTTCACGCACATAGGGCTTGCCCATATACTTTGCCCACCATGTTGCATCGTCAATGCTGGCTTTCATATCAGCATAGTAGGCATCGTCAAAGCCGACGCCATAGTCATAATTGAAGTTGCTGTGTCCGTTCTCATCCACCGCAGGAATCACCCGGAATCTGTACTTCGGGTTGTCTGCATACTGGTTCTGGATGCGCCCCAGAGGGTCAAGCACGTTCCAGCGTGTACCGACCATCAGTTCTAATGCACCCTGCTTTTTACGGTCTTTCAGCTGGTTCAGGTAGGCATCGTACTTGTTGTTCAGACGCTCAACGTTCAGGCTTTCCTCTAAGTCCTCAATCAAGTCATCACTGTACAGAACGCCGCCCTCACCGATTTCAACAGCACCAGTCAACGTGCCGCCAATAGAGCGGCAGGTCAGAGTGGGGAAGCGCTTCTTTCGGTTCAGGTCAACGCTTTCGTCTTTTGCACTCTTATCCACAAGCTGAACGTCAGGGAAGATTTTGCCCCAGTTGTAGGTCACAGGGTCAGTGATGATGGACAGCACTTCGCCGTAGAAGCCATTGGTCAGCTTGTCGGAGTGTCCGCTCATAACCGATGCAACGTCAGGGCGGTTGCCCATCAGCCATGTGATGAAAAAAATACATAGAGTCGATTTTCCAACGCGAGCAGGTAGACTAACTCCCAAGAAGTCAATCCGCTTATAAAACAAGTCCTCTAGGTCATCTGCCAGCACTTTCAAAACCCTGCGTCTAGGCTGGTAGAACTTCTTCTCCGGCGCACGATTCCATTCAAGATAGATGCAATAGCTATCGAACACATCCTTTGCTTCAAACAGGTACGTCCGACCGATAATGTCATAGAGCTTCGCCACGTCCTCGCCTGTTTTCATCTTGCCCATCATGGCTGCACAGACAGAGCGCAACTCACCAGAGTATTTGTAGGCATCGAACCGCTTGTCCTGTGGCTGGGCGTCTCTCAGGTTCACCACCGCCTGAAACCAATCCTCATAGACCTGTGCTTCGGTCGGATTCTGTTTTGCATACGCTTTGATGCTGTCAATGATAGCGATACACTGTTTTGGCTGCATAAAAAAATAGGCACCCCCTACCTGAAAATGTAAAGAGTGCCTACAACTGCACAAAAATCAAATATTTGGTTTTATTCTCCAGCTTTGAAATTGTAAATCGGCTTAATATGCTTTACAATATCAACGGTTGGAGAGATTGCGTTGATAATTTCCTGCGCTGGCTTATATGCCATCGGGCATTCATCCAACGTGGATTCATCGGCTGACGTAGTATAAATTCCGTTCATCTGCTTTTGGTATTCCTCAACGCTGAATGCTTTTTTAGCCGCTGTTCTGCTATATAGTCTGCCAGCACCATGCGGAGCAGAGAAATTCCAATCAGGATTGCCCTTACCAACGCAGATAAGACTTCCGTCTCTCATATTAAGAGGAATAATCAGCTTCTCACCCTCTCTAGCGGATACAGAGCCTTTTCGGATAATATCATCCGATTCATCAATATAGTTATGAACAGTTTCAAAGAAGGACGCATGGGTCAGCATAGAATTGATTCCAACACCATCTAAAATGGTGTGCATAATTCTTGCTCTGTTCATCCTCGCAAAAGCCTGACAAATCCGCATATCATTAAGGTAAGAATCGCGTTCTTCACCTTCGAGATAGCAAAGCTCATTTGGAATATCAGGGAACCGAATAGCTAGCTCTTTGATTTTTTGCGAAATTTCCTGTTCACGACCCTGCGCTTTCAGTTCTGCAATCACGCGTTCCGTAGCGTCTTTTCTTTTGTTCTTTCCTTTAATATTTGAGATAGCTACGTTTTGATGATACTCTGCGATTTGTTTTCCAAGATTTCGGCTTCCAGTATGGATAACAAGGTACTGGTTTTTCTCTTCATCTTCGTCCAGCTCGATAAAATGATTACCGCCGCCCAAAGTACCCATGCTGCGAAGAATCCAGTCAACATTGTGCAAGCTGTCTTTGCAGTCAAGTTGGCTAAGGAAAGAATCCGACATTTTCTGCGATTCGTGAACATTCATTCCAGCCGGAACTCGTTCTCTGATTACTTTATCTAACTTTTTCGGGTCGATGTGTTCAATTCCAAGTTCAGCGACAAGCATTCCGCAGCCAATGTCTACGCCGACAATATTTGGAATGACTTTCTTGCCCAAGTTTGCCGTAAACCCAATTACGCACCCGGAACCAGCATGAACGTCTGGCATAATGCGAATTTTGCATCCGTCAACAAAGCTCTGATTACAGAGCGTCAGAATTTGCTCAGATGCCTTGTCTTCGATATTGTCTGTGAACACCTTTGCGGATGCATATTTTCCGTCAATCGTTTTCAATGAGTTCTCCTTTCCAATTCGGTTTTATAATGCTGTTTTAGAAATTTTCTTTATTGACTCGATTTTCAAACTCCTTCCGCTGCTTTGATGGCAGCACGAACTAATTTATATACGCAAAAATCTCTGTTCTCCCATGTAGACTTTCGGCATTCTTCTGCACATTGAATAATGTCCAAAAGGCTTCCTCCGTTCATCATTTGAGTCAAAACACGAATATCTTCTTCACTCCACCACTCTGGAACTTCCACAGCTTTGTTGTCCATGAGCTACTCCTTTCACTGGTTATATAAAGTAGGCTTTGGCTCTTCATCCCCAAGCATCAACTTGTAACGAAGATACTTTTCAATAATACTGTGTCTTTCTGCCAATGTGCCGTAAATAAAAACGAGAGCATCTTTAGCAGCATCGTATTCATTCGGGAAAATGACAAGTTCCTCGTTTACAAAGGTCACGGTGCAGTTTTCATAGCGACAGACTTCCAAGAACTGCTTGATTTCAAGGAATCCGCCAAAATCAAGCATAGACCGCAGCGTGATGCTACCATTCTTAACAATCAGTTCTTCTCCATGCATATTATCCAGCCTTTCTCTGTTCAGCAATCCGATACCATGTCTGGCGGGTCACACCAAGCTGCTTGGCAGCGTCATTCTTTGTATAATGTCGGCTCACGTTTGCCATCACAACCAATTTTCATAATGTAATCAAGATATTGTTTTACCATCGTGCTATCTTCGCAAATGCTGGCATACATAGCCAACTGGATATTCTGCCCTAAGTTTGATTCAGTTGGTTTAATGGTCAATCCTTCATTTTCAAAAATCAGAATGGAGTTTGCTAATTTGCATCCTTCAACAAAAGCAAACAATTCTTCGTATTTCACAAAATCAAAAATTGAACGCAGCTTTGTTGTTCCATCTTGAACAATCAAATTACCGCCATGAATATTTTCTAGCTTTTCAGTTAAATCCATCTTTTGTTTCTTACTCATATTGATGTTCCTCCAAAAGAATGGTATACTATGGTTGCACCATTCTTTTTCCTGTTTTGGTTGGTTTGGTGTACTCTTAGCGGTGGCTTGTGGTTGGGCTGCCGCTATTTTTATTTGCGTATCTTTCGACACGTTCATACCAAGTAGATTTTCCAATACCAAGCTGCTTGCAGCACTCTTTCACGGTAATTTCGCCTTTTTGCTGTTGTTTTAATAGGCTTTCAAACTGCTGCTCGTCAACTTGCTTTTCCTGTCTGCCGAAGCTACGGCCTGTTCTCGCCGACACTCTTTTGCCATCAACAATGGGCATGGCAGCTATACCCTCTGCCTGACGCTGCTTGGTTTTCTTGCGCTCCTGTTCAGCTACTGCGCCCAAAACCTCAATAAGGATGTTGTTTACCATTTCTAGCACCCATGTCTGGTCTTGGAAGTCAATAAGCGTGGTCGGAATGTCGAGAATGCGAACAATCACGCCTTTTTCTTTGAACCATTGAAGTTCTCGCTTCATTTCGTCTTTGTCACGCCCGAATCGGTCAAATTCCTTAACGATGACTTCATCCCCAGCCTTGACAGTCTCTTTCAATCGTTTATATTGCGGGCGATCAAAGCTGCTGCCTGTCATTTTATCACAAAATACATTCTCATCTGGGATGTCGAACCGATCTCGTGCGATTTTAAGCTGTCTTGCAAGGCTTTGCTCCTTACTAGACACTCTAGCTAAGAAGTAACGCATTTTTTTCACCCATCACTTGATGTCAAACCCATTTTCGACTTTTGTCTCACGAGGGACTACCATAATCTTGTATCCCATAACCCTTAGTGTTTCATCCAGTTTGTTGACACTAATGTTTTTGTGCCTTAGACGTTCATTCAAGGTTTTAAGCGGAATGTCAAGCATATCACTTAACTTCGCTTGGTTCAATTCCTTCAATTTCAAAATTTCCTTTATCGCTTCACTTGCCGTCATTTTTCTTCGCCATCCTTTCTTGATTCTATTATATCAAGATATTTCTGGATGTCAAGATATTTCTGGACTTTCTTTGCTTGCGCTTATATTATATATAAATATACTCTAGTATGTATTTATACATACTAGAGTAGTATAAGGATGTTTACTTAGTTAATCACAATCAGGTAGAAAATTTTCTATAATAAGGAGTAATTCTGCCAAACTTCATTTCCGTAAAACTTTGGGTCTTGACAAGCATATTTTCACGCTTTATACTTGTTTCAGCGAAAGCGAGGTGATAGGCTTGGCAAGACGAGCAGAAACCTCGGAACGTGATAAGCTGCGCATGATAAGCACTCGGCTCACAGAGAGCCAGATCGCAAGCATGGAGAGCAGCGCAAAGGCATTGGGCATCTCAAAGGTCGATGTTATCCGCATGGGTATCGAGTGGGTAGCATCCTACGTTGAGAACATCAAGGCATAAAAAAAAAAATAAGCTACCAGCCGCAACCACCACGAAGCCACTGATAGCTTATCCACATCACGAAACGAGAACCTGCAACCACCAAGGGGGCAGTCTCCCTTTTCGGAATCTATTATACCAAAAAGGGCTGCTCTCCGCAAGAGTTAGGAGCAAAAAAACATGAACTTTCCCACGAAAACCGAAGAATTTCTGAAAACCCTCGCACACGGCAAAGAGCCGACCAACGAGGACAGAGAGTACGCCGAAGCACTGGGTAAGCTGTCCGAACTGAACTATCGGGCAGGGTACGAAGCGGGATCAGCCAATAAGAACGACAAAATCTGATGTCAACACTAGCGAACACAATATCTAGTGTATTTTTGATTGACATTCAGATATTTTGCAGTTACACTTATTGCACAGCAAAACGAAAGGGGGTGAATGTGTATGAGCAGTCCTTACGCAGAGCGTTACGGTCACACCGTTACCATCAGCGTGACGGAGCGACAGTTTGCAAGCTTGCAGGAATACTGCATCAAGAACCGGGTCTCCATTTCTGCTGCGTTCCGTGAAGCGTTCTTTACGCTGCATCCGATGGATTCCACCAATGAAAACGAAAAATGATACGCTCGCTAAAGTTTGGCGACAGAAGCGAACGTATCATCACACACTCAGAGAGTATAGACCCTCTTTGGGTTATTATACCAGAGATGGCCTGCTCTCGCAAGATAGAAAGGTCAAATTTCTATGAATAATAATCTTGAAACCATCCGAATCTTCTCCGAAGATGTTATCCCCGTGTACGACACCGACACTGGCGAAAAGGTTGTGCTGGGTCGAGAACTGCACGAGCGGCTCAAAATCAAGACCGCATACAAAGACTGGATTAAGCGCATGATTGACATTGGTTTTGTCGAAGGAACGGACTTTTCAGTTTTGCTCAAAAATGAGCAAAACCCTCTTGGTGGCCGTCCTAGCGCAGACCATGTTCTTAGCCTTGACATGGCAAAGCACATTGCGATGATTCAGCGGACACCGCAGGGCATGGAGATTCGTCAAAAGCTGATTGACCTTGAGAAGAATGTGTCAGCCAACCAGTTCGCAGGGCTTTCTAAGGAACTGCAAGCAATCCTTGTGATTGACCAGCGCACCATGAAACAGGAGCAACGTATTTCCGCTCTTGAGAACACTATGACCATCGACTACAACCAGCAGCGTGTGTTGAAGCGTGTCGTGAACACGGTGGTCATCAACGCTCTTGGCGGCATGGACAGCCCGGCCTACAAGAGCCGTAGCGTCTCTCAGAAGCTGTTTATGGAATGCAACCGGGACATTCAGGACTGGTTCAACGTGAACAGTCGAAACAACGTGCCGAAGAAGCGGTTTGATGAAGCTGTCGAGTACATCAAGAAGTGGAGACCGTGTGCAAACTCCGTTATGTTGGTTCAGGTCACGAACGGTCAGACCCAGATGCCCATGTGAAAGGAGAACAACTATGCTTACCGCAGATAAGATTCAGGATATGAAGGAATACCTCAACTACGCTTTCGAGACCATGCTGAAACTCTGGCGCACCGTTGACTACAGCGAGTGCGTCCACGAGGCTGTTATCGCTTGTGACGGAAAGGTTGTCGATAGCGGTCAGCTTTCCTTTGAAGCGGACGAAAACGGCGAGATCGAGCCGGTTCTGCTCCGGGACAACAAGTGCATCATGCACGATGTTGAAGTATTGGATGCCCTTGCCCAATGTTGAGTACCATCCCTATCACGGTGAAATCGTGAAGTAAACAGCCAATAAGAAAAGCCAGTGGTTAGAGAACATCTAGCCGCTGGCTTTTTGTGTTATAGATTATTCTGCGAGGTCTGCGTATTTGACTTCAATGCGAGGGATTTCATCTTTTGTCATTGTCAATGCTCTTGTGACTTCAGTTGTCCCGGTAAATTCTCCGTAGATTGTAACAATGTCGTCTTGAAGAATCTTTACAGAGCCGCTCTCCCTTTTATCAACAGCATAGTATTCGTTTCCAAGGTACATATCATACCCATCTTCGTTATCCTGAACGCGCCATGCCTTGTCGCTGCTGAAAAGAGAAGCATCCATAATCTGCTGTACCTTTGCCTTGATTACAATTCTTGTTCCAGCGTACTTTTCCGGGTAGCGGCATAAATCTTTGTAGCCTACGGTTCCACAAGATGCTTTGTATTCTTCTTCCGTTTCAACATGGATAGGTTCACTCTCGGGCTGAGGTTCGCTCTCAACTTCGGGCTCAGACTGGCTTTCAGATACGGATTCACTTTTAGCTTGCTGCTCTGCGGATGCAGATTTTGCTTCTTCCGCTGCTTTGATAGATGCAGCTAAGGCTTCAGATGCTGCTTTTTCTTCGGAAGCCGCCGCGCGTTCTGCTTCCAGCTCCTTGTCATACGGAAGATTCATGCCAACAACAACTAGCACTAAGCACACAACTAAAGCAATCAAGTCTTTCTTCGCTGAATACTTTTCGTGCTTAACAATCGACTTCAGGAGATTCCAGATAATCTTTACGCTGTATGCTACAAAGGCCAGCGTACAGCCGATTCCAAAGTCTCTGCCATCTTTTTGATAGATTCCGTAGAATATACCAAAGCAAATATAACAAGCGATAGACCCGTACCAGAACTTACTGTTCCCTTTTCCTCTAAATGCATTGACGATACAACACACACTTAGAATAAATCCAGCAAGCAGCATGATTCCACTGAACGTTTGCATTTTTGATTCCACCTTTCCTTTGCCAGTATAACACATTCAATGGCTCCGTAAGGGGTCTTTTTGTATTTTTCGGAATTTTTGGAGACTTGCACAATCAGATGGGTTTCGTTTTGTGAAGGTAGGGTGGGTCTTGGCAAAGAAAGTGCCTTTTTTATTTTGGTCGGAGGAGACGGGACTCACCACCCCCACCCGGGCCTCTGGCCCAATTCCCCCCCAGGTGGCCCCAGCGCACCCGGACAGACTGCACAGCACAGGCAGCAGCGCAGACCGTGCCAGATGCAAGCCAGACCGCCCACAGCAAGCCACGCACCGACACACACACCCAAACGCTGGACACGCTGCGCAGGGAGATCGGGACGGCGGCGGATGCTGGACTGCCTGCAATGTGTCCGGCAAAGTGTACAATTTCGGACGTTTATTTTTATCCATATTTATATGGATATATTTTGCCAAAAGCATTGACAATCCATATATATATGGATATAATATAATCAGTCCAGATAAATATGGACTACAACCACAATACACCAAAACAGGAGGACAAAAACCATGAAAAAGACCATCGACTATACCGCACTTGCCGATACCATCCGCGCCGAACTCAACGCCCGCCACGATCGCAGCGCATGGAGTAAGGCCGTCACGTTGTACGCTCTCGACCTGCTGGACGATGTGCAGGAGGGTGCGAACAATATGGAGCGCTTGCCCCTTGACGGTGCAGAGCTTGAGCGGTGGGCGCTCAACGGTGCAAGCTGCTGGGAGCAGTACAGCAACGGCGGCTGCTCCATCTGCTATAATGCCGATATTGCCGCCCGCGTCTGCACCCCGTCCGAACTCAAGCGCAAGCACGGCGGGATGTATGAGCCTAACAGCCGGGAAACGTGGCTTGATGTGCAAGCCCGCGCACTGTATCAGGCTTGCAACCGTATCCGCACTATCTGCCGCACCAACGGCCTATATTGCAAGGGGGTGCAGTGATATGATTACTCTTGACTTTACCCAGTGGGCTGCACTCTGGTACATTGGCGGCATGATCTCCGGCGCACTCGTTATGATCGCATTTTTGAACAGCTAATAAGGAGGGCGAAAAAATGACAATCGATATTTATAGGCCGGAACTTGCTGCAGAGTATCGCGGCAACGTAAAAGCTGCTATCCGTGCCGGTGCCTATAGTGTATGGGACGCGGAACGCATTACAGGTGCTTTTAATTTTGGACACGGTACGCAGGCAGATTTTGAGCGGCACAAAAAAGCAAATTCCGGCTTGCATCTTTTTATGGAGGTATAAAAATGACGACGTTTGAAGAAAAAGTGAACGCATACCGCGAAAACAAGCGGTTGATTGAAGAGCTTGAAGCAATGAACGACGCTGTAAAGGCTGAAATTATTAACATGATGCAGGGCGCGCCGGAAGTTATGGCGGGCGCTTGCAAGGTGATGTATAAGGACGTGCAAAGCGTCCGACTTGATAGCAAGCTTTTACAGGCCGCACACCCGGATATTTATGCTGAGTGCAGCAAGCGCACCACATACAAGCGTTTTAGCGTGGTATAAGGGGGTGCGACAAGTGATATTATCCTGTGTTCTGTTCTTTTTCTGGTTTTTCTCTGCGCTGTTTAAGGCGTCTAAATAAGAAGTATTCCGCCCGGCCATTGCTGACCGGGCTTTTCTTTTGCCTTGCATCTGCTAAGGGTGCAGGGATTTTATTTTGCCCTGCTGCAATACAACCCCATACAAGCGTTTATAGTGCGCTTTGTGCCGTAAATGCAATTATACCACGCACACCACAAAACAGCACACAGGACTTTACAGGGGCATTCCCTGCTATTTGTCCCATTCTACCGCCGCAGATACCAGACCGGCAAAAGCGGCTATAATACCGCCTGTGCCACGGTGGGGGG